ACAATATATATTGTACACGTTTTATTTAGCATTGTCAATAAAATTAATAGTAAAAACGGAGAAAAACAACCAAAAAAATAAGGAGCCTAAGCTCCTTATTTTATTACCACTTAGCTAATTGTTTAATTCTTGCTAATTCGTTCATTGTATTATCTTTCTGTTGGGGTGCCATTCGTTCGACCATCTTGCGAGCTGCGTTTTCAGCTTGTTCGCCGAATTTTTTACCAACCATAGTACACACGCCTTCTGGGCCTTTTGGAAATGTGCCTGATTCTCTGTCGTAAAAACTATGAATAAATTCTGCAACTTCTTTAATATTTAGATTCTTTTTCTTACCAGTTTTGTTATTAGAACTTTCTTGCCTAGGAGGAGGTGGCATTTCTTCGCCTTCAGGTGGCATTTCTTCGCCTTCAGGTGGCATTTCTTCGCCTTCAGGTGGCACTTCTTCGCCTTCAGGTGGCACTTCTTCGCCTTCAGGTGGCATTTCTTCGCCTTCAGGTGGCATTTCTTCTTCGCCTTCAGGCTCTGCTGTAATTCCGCCCTCTTCACTGCCTGGTTCTATTTCTTCGAAATCGCCAAAATCTAATTCTTCAATTACATTTGGGGCACTTTGTTCGAGCCAACTTTTTATTAAATTTCGTACATCTGTATTATTGCCTTCGTCTTCTGCTTGCTGTTTAATTGCATCTTCAAGCTCCGGGTCTTCGATAATACCTTTAAGACTTTGAATAGCATTAGTACCATCAACTCCGGCTGCAAAATGCTGAGATACTAGTTCTTGTAAGCTAGCAATAGCTTCTTCTCGTTCGGCTTCATCTTCACTGTTAATTGCGCTGTCTTCGCCTAAGTTCATAATCCAGTTTTCAAATTTTGCAAAATCGTCAGTATTTTCTGAAATTTCAACATCGGCCTGATCATTAGTGCTATTATTAGCAGTCATAGAAACTATGTCACTATATTCTACTTGGCTGTTTTCCTGAGTTAATCTGTATAAAATAGGGAATACTGATTTAATATCTTCTTTAAAATTTCGTACGGTAAACTTATCTGTGTATTCTTTTATGACTTCTTGCGGAATATCAATCGAAGGTCGCATATAAAACGATTCTTTGTATTCGTCGTAATTTTTTTGTTTGCTTAGTTTTGCAATTTGCTCTCTAAGTTTTGCTAATGCAAATGCACTTTGCTCGACAATATTATTCGTGTCGTCATTTAATAAATGATTGCGATGTACATAGTTCGAGAATCCGCGCAACTGTGCAATTTCCTCGCTCATATTAATAATGCTTCGGCCGATATCGTCGTACGGAACACCTTGATTTGCAACATGTCTTTGCATCGCACGAGCTCCAGCTAAGTGAATAAACGGATATTTAAATCGTTCACCTTCGCTATTTTCAACAAACAACGCTGAAATATTTCTTGCTCTAGCACCCGGTTGATGATCATCGACCAGTGCACGATTGTGTTTAACAATCAATTTAGTATCTAGTAAATTTTGATAACTTACATTGCGTGTACCGTACATTGTACTTTCATTCATATAACTTTCTCCAACAGGGGTTTTATTTTTTGATTTATTTTTTGATTTGTTTCTAGATAAAAATGCGTAATCTCGTTTATCAAGATTATCCTTGGCAATATCTCGAGTATCAAATGACATTAGTCGTCGCTTGGCAAACATTCTTAATTCTTTTAAAAATTTGTACCATTTGTTTCGCTCAATAAGATTCATTTTTTCGGTAATTCCAGTAGAGAAATATACCTTCATCGAGTTTTCTTCGGCTAAACTAATACTAATATGACCTAGAGAATTTTCTCCATCTTTGTAGTCAAAATCAAAAAATCTAGCATCTTCTGGATTAATAGTGATCTCCCCGGATTCAGATCCTAGCTTTAAGCCTGCAAATCTGCTGCGAATCTTATAAAAGAGATCAGTTGCGATGTTGTTAGTTGCGTTCATCATATATTTATCAATATCCTGAACTAATAAATATCGGCATAGGCATTTGATCTTCGGTTATTTTTTCAGCCATTTTATCATAAATCTTTGGATCCCAGTCAGCTAAAACAGCAGCCATTCTTATAGCTAACAACATTGATGTTACTAAGTCATCATGTTCGCCAGTTTTGGCTCCAAAGCCTACACCGTGTGCAACAAACGTTTTTAATTCTGAAATTAACGGTTTTGAATACAGCATCATTTTTTTTGTTTCTAGTAAATTTTTCAATCTACTACATGCTGTTATTTTAGTTCTGTGGGTAGTATTGAACCCTTTGCGGAACTTACGTACATGTCCTTTTCTTATCGGTTCTGATAAAAATAATCCAGGAAATTCTTCTTCGCCGATATCATTAATAACAACTAATGCTGCTTCTCCAAGTGTGTTATTTTCGACTGAATAATATATTTGAGGAATGCCTCCTTTTTCTGCTCCGCGTTCAGTAATGTATCTGTTGATTTCTCGCAAGTGTCTTACTTGGGCTTGAATAGGAGTAAGATTATGGTGCCATTCTGCTACTTGTTCCATTGATGGCATCTCGAGTACTTGTATAGCTGCATAATCTCCGCCTGTTCCAAGACTAGGATCTAACGCAACCAAGTAAGAAGATTTTGGATCGATATCTTTATACCATCGAGTTTGCCCCATTGTCATTACAGGATCTACACCTTTTAGTTCAGCTAATTTTACTGCGTTAACTAGAGTTTCGTCAAAAATCAAAAATTCACAGTCAAATTCTCGGCGGAATCGTTCTTCGCCAATTTTGGCACGCTCTAAATTAGCCCATTTCTCGTCACGATCGGGATGTTCATTCCAATGTGCAAAATAAGAATAAAACCCATTAGTTCCAAGCTTTTGTTCATTACCGTATTCGTCAAACTTTTTATTTGCCTCGGTCCATATTAGCGCAAATTGGTCTTCATCGGAGTTTGGGGTAGAAGTAATAATACATTTACCGCCTGTGGATAAAGTAGGAGACAGTGCTGTCCAAAATTCTTTAGCTTTTTCTGGTGGTTGAACGAACGCAAATTCATCACAATATATTAAAGATAACGATTTACCGCGTCCTGTATTTTCCGTAGTGGTAACTGCTTGAATCCTAGCACCGTTATCGTACTCAATTGTATTTCGATTATATGAATAAACTCCTGCCCTAATAAAATCTGGCAAATTTTCATACCCAAATCGATAACGATTCATAATATCTTGTGCACCTTCCATTTTATGAGCAGCAATTAGTACTTGTGCTTCATCAACAAACATAGTATACCATAATAAGTAACCAGTTGCGCAAGTCGTCTTTCCCATCTGGCGGGGAAGCATTGCTATACATTGCTTATGATCATGATAAGCATTGATTAGTCTTTCTTGATATTCATACGGGCTAAATGCAATACTACCCCGAGTAGGATGCTGAATTTTTAAGAAATTTTTACAGAAGTATAACGGACCTGTGATTGGATCCATACACGCTTCGATATGCTTAACTTCTTCCATAGTATATCGAATTGGTTTATGGGCTTTTTTAATTAAATTACCTTCGAGACTTTTTGCCATTGTTATTCCTTTTTGTATTTACTGAAAAAAATAGACTCCGAAGAGTCTATTTGATACTATTATTACTTATTAAATTGCAGTAACAAAACTAACTGCTGATTGTGCAGTTGTTCCGCTAATATCTTTGGCATTTGGGCCTACTGATGTAACGGCATACGTATTTGTTGCACGTACCCAATCGCCGGTTCTACCAATCAAACGAATGCGATGTTGCATATCTTCAGGACTAACTGAGCGATCTACAATCATGTGTATAACTCCACCGGAACTGTCATCAGCAACAAAAAATGCTAATGGGTTAATTTCTTTAACAATTTGTTCAACTGTTTCATTTACAGCATCATCTTCTGCCCTAACATCTACAGGGGTACCGTTATTAGTAGCTACATTAACTAAGATAACATTAGCATTTAATCCGTATAATACACCGGCAGTACAACTTAGACCTACAGGGGTTACTACCCCTGTATCACTTACTTTATTTCTTGAAATTTCAGCCATTGTTTAGCTCCTTATTTTTTAGCTTGTTGCTTCCACATGGCTGCAGCGGCAATTCGTTTGCCTTTTTCACCACCGCCTGCTGACTTGGCTACTTTATCAAAGTTTTTACCAGGTTTACCGATATCACCACCTGATTTTGCTTTTTTAACAACTGCCGATTTTGCCTTTTTAGACATGCCTGCGCTTGGTTTTTTTGATTCTTCAAGGCGGCGACGTAAATCAGCACGGATACCTTCTTTAAATGCTTCTTCACTTTCTTTCATACGTTGCATAGGATTATCACCGCCTGCTACTTTAGGGAACGTATTTTTAGGACCGTTCATTCCGCCTGAAAGACGATTAGTCATATAATCGATGCTTTTATATCGTTCATTAGGTTCAGTAGTTGCTGACTGAAATCCACCGTCTTCTTCGATATCATTTAACTCGTTATCAAGGGCGTCAGAATCATCTGCATCAAGATCGCTCGGTGACAGACCATCCATATCATCTGCATCGAGATCGCTTGGTGTTAAGCTATCCATGTCATCCATGTCATCCATGTCATCCATGTCATCCATGTCACTAGATTGCGCAATTAATGCATTGTCATCACTGTCAAGCCCGTCAATTTCAAAATCAGTATCAACCTTAGCAATACTAGGTTCTGCAGTTAATGCTGTAGTAGACGATGTAGTATTTGGAACATCTGGGTTAACTTTTTGTATTAAACGCATCATACTTTCGATGTCATCCATTGTACGTGCATTCAATGTTAAATTCATTGTTGGACCAGTCTGTGGGGCTGCAGCTTGTGCAGGTCCAGGTGCTCCGGCCGGTGATTCATTTACAATTTTCGAACCCGGTAAAGTTTTGTCAAGTGGTCTTGAGCTTATTTCGTTTAGTGTAGCTACTAGCCGATGGAAATCCATTATTTACTCCCTAATGCGCTAGCATTGCCAGCTTTATCTTCTTTATACTTTGGCATTTCGTACTCATGTAAGTTCATGCCTTCTTTCTTTTGATCTTTAGCAATTTTTGCTAAATCTTTCAAAAAGCTCTTATTAAAATCATCGCCAAAATAATCTTTAGCTTTGATTTTAGGTTCTTCTACAATTGTACCTTTATGTAGCAAGTCAAGTGTAGCTTGATCCATTTCACTTGGCTCACCCGAGCCTCGTACTCTAAAATGTTCTTCGCATAGACCCATTTCTTTAAGTTCTGCAGTAATCTCCGGAGCAGTAGTCGGATATTCTGAGACAAATTCAATTACATGTACTTCCATATTTTTAAGTTCTGGAAAGTCAATCGGTAACGCTTGAACGGGCGTTGTAGAAGTTTCATCAAGTGTCATTATCCCACAACGATCCATTCTGGTTTTGAAATCTTTGATGAAATTTTCAGGCAAATCACCAGCAACTTTAATTTTAAAGTTGTAGACTTTTTTGCTTTCTGCTAGATAGTGTCTAAAAGTTTTCATAGTTATATTTATCCCTTTTGTCCTAATTTTTTAAGTAATGCATTACGATCAGTAATTACATAGCCTTCACCGTTTAAAAGATTTCCTTCCTCTGGTTCTTCGGCATCTTTATCAATTTTATATTTTTTAAGCTGTAAGTCAATTGCTTTTAACTTTTTCTCAACTTTGTTAGATTTTGCAGTAATTGCATGCCCTAACATTGTGCCGGCTACTTCGAATATTCGACCAGAGTATCGAACTTCTACATTCATACCTAAATCCATTAGATCGTCGTATGCTTTTTCAGCTTTTGCTGCTAAGTCATCTAGTTCCTTATCACCGATATCAGATAGTTCGCGTATAGTTGGTAACTCTTTAGCAATAGTCGAAATTGCTTTATATGTGTCGTTTGCACTTTTAACTTTAGTAGCATGCTCTACTATTTGTTCATTTACTGGTGCCGGTTCCGGCGGTTTTTGATTTTTTGGAGATAAACCAAATAATTCTTCTATTCTTTTAGTCATATTATTACTTATTACCTTTTATTACCTTGATGGAAAATATCGCCTTCGTTTACAATTCGAAACTTAATTCCTTTTTGTTTACACCATGCAGATGCGGCTTCCCATTTTGCCATATTTTTAATATACTGCTCTTGATTGTATCTACTTTTACCTGTTTTTTCTAACAGCGTCTGGCTAAGCGGCTTAACTTCAACTAGTTCAGTATGTGCTTTTCCATTTTTATCATTGTATACTACAAAAAAATCCGGAACATAAATTGTATACTTACCAGTGAACGGATCTCGATAAGGTATCTGAATACTCTCACTTGCCCATTTTTCTACTCCTGGATGTTCATCTAGTGTACGCATGAATACAAACTCCCAACTAGATCTAGCTAACGGTCTTCTAGACCCTACATACTTATCAGGATTTTTCATTTCGAATATACCTTGTGCGAATTTAGCCATTATGGTAGTATATTCCGGTTAATTATAGCAGGGGGCAAAACTGTACTTTTATACCCTAAACTAGATGTCGGTTGTCTATTGCTATTTAATATTTGAGCAACTACAGCACTTAGTTGTATACCATTATAAAACTTTAGTGTATCTAAAATTGTATACACTGATTTTTGTTCTTGTTTTGCTCGTTGCAATAATATCAATGCAGTAGATATTGCAGCATCAGTTTCAAAGCCATTTGACAGGAAGAAAGATATAGTTATATCGACTTCGGCCGAGGCAAATTCTAATCCTACTTCGCCGTATGTGTTGAAAAATAATTTAGTTGCTGCGGCTGAATCAGCAACAATGCGTTCTGGTAAATTACTCATATTATGCTATATTTGGAGCTATGATCGTTGACCCCGAAAACGTATTATTAATTATCGAGTCGTTTACAGTCTTTGGCAACGCTATTGTCGGTAATACTTGACTGTTTACTCCGGGAAATGCTGTACCTAATGCTCCCCCGATTAAATTAACAGCTGGCAATAGTTGAATAGTCCCATTGATTAGGGGCGCTACAGGCAACGGAATATTAAAATTTTCACGCTGTGCTGATAAACTATTACCAATAAAAGACCCACCAATTGTCGAGACGCCGTCTTGCAGAGAGTTAAATATAGAACTTGCCCCAAATCCAACATTGGATGGCGATGCTAACGGACTCGGAACATGATCATATTGCGAGTGGCCTGCAAAACCGTCAGGTGATCCTTCTGACACAGAACCCGAAGAATACGTAACACCTTCATACTCAATAGTTAAAGTCGATTCAACAACTTCACTACCTGATGCATACGCTACATCCCCGGGTGTCCACGAGTTAATCCGAGGACCCCATAATGTATACCCTTGATATGTATGATTACTAAATGTGTACAAGCTAACTCGTTTAAATGGTCTTAACGGAGTTTTTACATTCATACCGTAGTTATTTCCAGAAAATTTGTTACCAAGAGACCACAAACTAGCTGATGCGTTTTGAACATCTGCATTAAAATAACTGTTATAAGCGGTCCACATAGCTGTCATTATTCCAGCAGAATCATCATGACATGTTAGTGATATTGGATCATATGTCATTTGCTTATGCACGATTTTTTTTCGATTATATTGATTTTTTGTAACTGACTCGTACTTCATAGCCGGTAAACTTGTAGATTTAACCAATAACGAGAGTTCACTCGATGCTCCAGAAAATCGAGAAAATCCGGGTACAGTGTTATCTACTTCAAAGTATGCATGGAATAAAAATTTATATCGAGGCGATAATCGATAGCTGCTGTCGATGAATGCTCCAGCTGCATGTCGGAAATCAGCCAGATGTCCTTTTGGACTATCTGGTGAATTGGTTAAGTAATTGGTAATATTGGCCATATTAATATTTAGTCAATAAAAAACCCGGACGAATCCGGGTTTTGATTTTAGTTAAGATTAAGGTAATGCAATACCATTTTGCCCAACAGCACTAGTGCTAGAAGTGCTACGAATATTTCTAGAACCTACACCGCCTGGTCCAGGCACAGCAACAGAAGATTGAATTGCGTTATCGTATTTAATCGTTAGCGCCACTGTCATTGCTTCGTTACTTCCATAGTTATTATCGCCATACGCACTGCTTTTTACAAAACAACCATAGCATTCCCAAGTTTCTAGAACACCAGCTGCGTTAACTTGACCGTTACCGCCGTCTAAAACTTCAATTTTAGTTTTGAATTTATAATCTTGGCCGCTTCGAGCAGAACTTTGTTCCATAAAGTCGAATTGTTTCTGAATTTGCTGGCCGACTAAACGTGTAACATTGCCCGATGCGTCATCTCGTAAATTCAAAGTTATATCTTCCCATCCAGCTCTACCAGCTATGAATACTTTAGAATTGTAAATTGGAATTTCTATTTCTTCAAATGATACAGTAGGACGACTAATGTCGATTACTTGCTTAGTTAACTCAACGGATGACTCAACGCCAAATCCGGAAAGAGTTACTCTGAATCTATATTTCAGCTTTGGCATAAGCATACTGGTATTTGATCCAGGGCCTTGCGGCTGAATAGATTGATTAATTAATGAGGTAATAGCCATTGTTATGCTCCAATATAAAAGTTATTTCTTAAAATTACTGTCAATTTATGGCTCATTAAATTTCTCCAGTATTTTTCAATCGCAAAGGTATGTAAATAAACTCAATTGACTTAGTAGGTTCAATTGCAACATCAACATATAACTCGTTACGATCAATTCTGCTAGGTGTATTATTAGTTTCATCACACACAACTGCAAAGTCGTAAATTGCACGCAAACCACTTAATTCAATTAACAAACTTTCAACCGACGATTTGATTTCATCTCGAGTACGCTTATCATTTGGTTCAAATAAGTACGGGCGAGCTAGTTTAGCTAACTGACTTCTTAAATAAATAACCAATCTTGACACATTTACCCTGTCAATTGCACTTGCATTTCTTGAACGAGTTTTTTGACCATATGCAACATGCCCAACTCCTACAAAAAACGGAATAGGATTAACTTTAATATCATACAATGTATCACGTTGTCCAGAATTTAATGCAACTGACTTAAATTCACTAGTTGTCGGATCAATGTATCCTACTGATGTAGCATTTGTAATCCCGCCACGACGTGTACCTGCCGGAGCAAACCACGGGTATGATTGCTGATCGCTTATAATTATAGTTCTTAACATCATGTGACTTGCAGGAACTACAATGTTCGACCCACTTAAATCAGTAGTAAATCCGTTTGGATAGTAAATTGCACTGTATTCATCGTAACTTACTAAACCTGCATCGCCATTATCTGTAACTAAATTTGCATTAGTTCCCCAATTTAACAAACTAGTTGCATTGGCTGGCAAGCGTAGTGGAGTATCGCCGATAATAAATGCTGTTAGCTTACGATCAATATTTAGATTAATCATATTACTAATAGTTTCTGGATAGCAAGGGCATGCCATTAAGTTAAAGTTTCTACGTTCTTCATCTCTAGCTTCTTGACTACTATCTAAGGAACTCTTTAATGCCTCTACAACTACACTGCGTTGTGCTTTACGCCCAAATGACCCAACACCGTTTTCTTGGTTTGGACTTGCAGTAACCCAGCGATCTGGATGATATGCAGCCATGCTTACTTCATTTAATCGAATGTTATTTTGTGAAATGTCGATATAATTATTAACATATTTTTTCACATTACCGTAACTTCTACGAGTATTCCATAACAGCATACCTTTAGGATATAATGCAGGATCTGGAGCATCAGGATCTAAAAAATTGCTTGATAATAAATCAACAATTGATGACGGAGTATTAGTTAACCCATCAGTATTAACACGTGCATCGGCAAACAAAATTCCATCTTCGGAAGTTTGATCAGTTTTATCTAACAGTACCCACTTAGCACTATCAAAATTGTATCGATAAACCGTTGGATAATTTTCTAAATCTGCAGTAGAAATCCAAATATCGCCATCTTTTAAAATGCTAACACCGTCACTTTGAAGTGTTGGCTCAGTTGGAGTTACTCGTGGACCATTTACATCGGTAGTTGTATAAAAATTCTTATAACCTACCCATGTTGTGCCGTTATGTACCATTAAGTCTACTTGATTAATTGACGGGTTATACCATAGTTGACCATCAACTGGTTCTTCTAGAGGTGCAGTAGGGGATACATAATAAGTAGGGCTAATACTTGCAGCCAACGGAATCCAGTTAGATGCCACATAGTCATGCGCACTACCTACGACTACACCGTCTTTCAAGTTATAAAAGTTAATAGTTCCGCCGCCAGTTGAGATATCATATGGTGAAAAAATTGTACCTAATGCATTCCCATCTAATTTAGTGAATCGAATTTCACCACCTAATTTATGACTAATTGTTACTTTATTTTCAGAAGTAACCGATGCAACAATACTATTTGTAATAATATCACCATTTGCATCAACAAACGTCGCAGCATTAATTCTAGATGCTAGTAAGTTAGCATTAGTTTCTCCGCTTCCCTCTCCTGTAATGCCAGTGAATCCGATGCTTGTTGCTGCACTAAACACTGAGCTACCTACATACGTTTGTTCTAAGTTGAACGCATTAGCACCGGCCATCATTCCGTCAGTTATAACTGCAGAAGTAATAGTAGTAGCACCGCGATTACGACGACGCCATAGTCTAAATTCTCCAGTAGTACCAGCAGAAGAGTTATCATATTCTGGAGCACCTACATACTCTTTAGCATTATATTGTGTGTATAAAGTATCAACAGCAATATTAATACCACCACCTACACGATCTAATACATTTGTTGCAACTGCTGCATCTGCATATATCGGTGCTTCGACTGGAGTCCATACTTTAGCTGAAGCATTCCAACGAGATACACGCATACGTGCACCGTTATTTGGCTCAGTTGTTTTGATCCATACAGATCCGGTAGGGTAACCTAATACTGTAGATAGTTGTTCAGATCGTTTATATAAAGGACGATTAACATGACTAGCATGTGTTAATTTAGGTGCAAGATAGGTGCCAGCTCGTAATTTTAATTGACTAGAGCTAGTTGCAATATCTGTTGCATTTGATGCTGAAAGAATACCTGCGGTAATTGCTTCTAAAACAATTGCCCCGCTTAATGTGGAATCTCCAGCTGGATCAGTATCGCCTTTAGAATAAATGTATAATCGACCGCGTACTGATCTAGCCAATACTCCGCCGATTTGTGCAGAATTGATCAATTCTGCAACTTCAGTTGCAGTATGACCATTTAGAACTGTAATAGTTGTACCGTTAATTCTAAATGTTCCGCCGGTTGCAATAAATGATGCACTACTCATAGCCACTGGCCAACTAGCAACCCAATCTTGACTACCTACTAATACCCATGTTCCGCTTGCAATTTCACCGTTTCCGCTGCTTTTAAAATACATTTTAGCAAACTCGTCGCCTGCTAAAAAGTCACCATCGCCCGAAACTGTTTTAAAAACTACTGCATAATCGCCAATAGACCCAACTGACAACTTTGGAGCTCCATTTTCTAATTGTGCAGTATCGTCGTCTGTTAATACCAACGGAGTTTTGGCTGTGAATTTTTGGCCGCCATCTGTTGCTGCTGTATTACTATTCCATTCTTGAATTCCCCAAGTAGTAGCAGAAGAATTAATCCACCATGTACCATCTCTTGGCTCTGCACCTGGCTCGACTGTCGCCGGTGCTAATTGATTTAAATCTACATCTGCTCTCATAATGAAAACAGAATTTGTAACTCCTAACAAGCTATACGCTGCTTGAAGTCCGTATTCGTTTCGTTCACCGCCGTGAACTGGGTTGTTAGTTGCTGTTTTTTCAAAAAATGGTACACCGAATGTTTCAACTAATTCTCGTTGACTTGTAATTCTGTATACGTTATTAGCGTTAGCTGCTAATGTACCAGCCGCAATTGCAGTGCCGGCTCCGTTTTGTTTATTATTAGCTGTAGCAATTACGATAAGGGGTACTGAACCGGGTTCTGCTGACGTATAAAAACTTTCGTCAACTACCGATACCTCTATGCCTGGTGATGTTAATGCCATCTTGGATCTCCTAATGATATCTATATGATATTTAGTGCCAAAACGAAAAAACCGCCAGGTAACATAAGGTTAAAAGGGGCTAAAAAGGCTTAATAAATTTAAATACAGTATGAGACCACTATGCAAATGCGGATTACGTCCCCGCGCCATTAATTATAAAAAAAATAATAGAACGTATTATCGAAGTTTATGCGAAATTTGTATGAACAACGGGCTTAATCATCGCATTCCTCGATGGACTAGAGCCGGATATAAAATGAAATCTCAGTGTGACCGATGCGGATTTAAGTCTCCGCATTCTGAAATATTTAGGGTATTCCATGCTGACGGAAACTTAAATAATTGTCGACCAAGTAATTTAAAAACTGTATGTGCAAATTGCCGCACTGTATTAGCAAAAGACGGCATTTTATGGAAACAAGGAGACTTAGTTGCCGATTATTAACGAGCTAGCTCGAGAATATAGTGCATCAATAGTATCGTTATTATCAAGTACTTCGTCGAATTTAGTGCCAGCCCACGACCATTCTGACGGATGAACATTTAATTTTGCTAATTCTTGTTTTGCAAAATCAGAGTTTTTGTCATCTGAGCTAGCTGCTTGTATGGCAAGATTGTACCACGATGGCAATTCTCCACGCTTAACCCATACGATTTTCCCGCCAGCATTCTTAATCATGCTAATTTCATTAGGGAATCTACAATCAGAAATAACAACATTACTGTTGCTAGTTAATAATTTATTTTCTAAGCTAGCAATCCAAATGTCATCACTGAATCCATTTCTGCATACTTCAGTTCCCCAATATTGTAGTACCCATCGAGGAGTAATTGGTTTTTGTAATCGTTCACTCCACCATACATCTGGAGTTTCTCTCCATTCTCTAGATTCTTGAGTTCTACCTTCTAGTAAAGATCTATCCCAATTAAATACTACCGATACTGCATCTTTTAAAGATGATGCGAAGCTTTCTCGACGAAAGTTGTGAAAATTTACAAGATAGTCAGCAACTGTATCTTTACCTGAGCCTATAAACCCAACGATTCCGATAATTTGTTTTTTTGTGTTATTCATAATATGTTAACTCTCCAGAATAAGTATAACACAATATATCAAAAAAGTCAATTATCCTATCAAAAAGCTGTATCCTATCCCGCCGGGTACTGCTGTAATTAACTCTGTTGTTAATCGCTCCATATCAGCAGTTGCTTCTGTTTTAAGTGCTGCTCCGTTTAATTGTGTTCCGCCTTGAGGACCTGCAATGGACCCAAATTTTTCGCGAGCTTGCCCTAATAGCATTTTACAGTTTGCTAAAGTGTAGTCTTTAATCCACTGCCCTGCATATACATCTTCGATAATTGCAGAGTCTGGCTTAGTATTGTAAACCCACAACATAACTTCTTCGTTGCCCCTGGGCCGTTGTTGAATTATTAATTTATGGCTCTGTGGGTGCCATGTAAAATTAATAAACGAACCAAACATTTTTCCAACTAATTCTTGATATTGACTAAACATTTCGTAAGTTGCCAACCCGCCCATGTTCGTAGAGCTAAGCAAGTAGGTGTTAGTATACGCTAAATTAAATGGTTCAAAAACTGTACCACCGCTACCATTTCCAGTTCTAGAGCCGATACTTCTTCGAAATATTTGTCGAACTTGTTGGATTTCTTTTGGTAAAATGTATTCGTTTTTACTCTCTTCTAAAGTAATAAATGCCATACTTTCTTCAACAGAATTGTCGCTGCGTTGTCGGAAAACTGCTAACGATCTGCTAAGTGCAGTTTCATAATGGATCGGGTCTAGTTCAATATCGATCATACCGTCGCCTAGCATAACGCGGCAGTAGTCGTAAACAGCTTGTTTGGTTTGGTCTATTTGGCTCATATGATTATTTATCAATGATAACCGGTAAATATATGACTATGCCAAGATTATCACTTTACAGACCCCAAAAAGGGAATGACTATAAATTTATCGACAAAGCTGCCTGGGAAATGTTTCAAGTCGGGGGTGTTGATGTACTAATTCATAAGTACATCGGTCCCGGTGGATCAACTACAGCTGCTAACTCAACACCTACTAACCCGTATTATGAAACTGATTCAGAACTACATATACAAGACTTACTATTCTTAGAAAATAGAGATCGCACATACGATCCCGATATTTACGTTCTTCGAGGAGTTTACAATATTCAAGATATCGACTTTAATTTAAGTCAATTTGGTTTATTTTTACAAAATGATACTATTTTTATCAGTTTTCACATAAATGATACTGTTGAAAAATTAGGAAGAAAAATAATAAGCGGCGATGTAATTGAATTGCCCCATCTTAAAGACGATTATGCACTTAATGATTTAACCTATGCATTAAAACGATTCTTTGTTATTGAAGAAGTAAGTCGTACTGCAGAAGGTTATAGTGCTACTTGGTATCCGCATTTATACAGAGCAAAATGTAAACCAATAGTTGATAGTCAAGAATTTAAAGAAATTCTTGACGGTGTAGCAAATACTGATGCATATCAAGGTGCATGGAGTGGAACTGCAATATACTATCCAGGTGATGTAGTTAAGGGTCCAGATGGCAAAAATTACACTGTATTAGCTGATCCTGTAGCAGTACAATGGGTTAACGGAGTTACATACTATCCTAATGATGTTGTTATAGCACCAAATGGTCAGAAATATACATTATTAGACAACGACATAACTAAAGACGGAATAAGCGGTGTTAATCCTCCAAATTCTGCAATTTTTGAATTAACAAATGTAGCTGACGGTATTACAGGAATTGAACCTCCAAACACAACTTATTTTGAACTTGCTGATACATTACGTGATATTATGAGCACATACGAATCAGAAATGCAAATTACTGAGGCAATTTTAAATCAAGCCGAGCTTGATGCTCCTCAAAGTGGGCCCGATACTACAAAGTTATATAGTTTGCAAAAAACTAGCGAAGGTTTATCCGAGTTAGTTCAGATTGATAACGACGCAATACTTGCAAGCGCACAAACACAAGCAACTGATTCTGCTGGTAATCTACTGTTCAACACCGACGGTAGTCCGATATATGTCGGCGCTACTGCTAGTACTGTGTTCCAAAGTGCAGATGGATTAAAGTATCACGGAATAATTTATGACGGTGACGGTATTCCTCCAAATGGTGCTCCGTTTTCCGCTGGTATTGCATTCCCGTTAAGTCCGACCGAGGGGCAATATTGTTTAAGGAAAGATTATTTGCCTCACAGATTGTTTAGATTTAACGGTGTTCGATGGATTAAAATAGAGGATAAAGTTAGAATGACAATGAATAACTTAGGTGCTAGTGATACAGGTTCCGGTGATCGATTTGAAGGTAAAGAAAATCGTCAAACTTTAAAATCAAGTTTTATCAATAATACAAATCAAGCTGTTATAAATGATAAATTAGTAAAAGAACGACAAAGTCTTAGTAAAGCACTAAGACCAGAAGCTGACGAATAAAGCGAATTTGCAAGATTAGTTATACAATGAGGCAATAGTTTAACACTATTGAAAAGCTATAGATTATTTTTACGACGGACAAGTTAGAAGATACATTAATCAATTTATGCGGATATTTATTGGTTTTAAATATCAAGCCGGCGACGGCGAGCAAAAATATGTACCAGTAATGTACGGCGATATGACCAGACAGGTTGCAAATATTATCAAAGAAAATTCTGAAAATAAAATGCTAACAGTTCCTAAAATTGCCTGTTATATGACTAACTTAGAATTAGATACAAATCGAATGGGCGATCCAACATTTGTAAGTAAAATTCAAGTTAGGGAGCGAGATTATACTGCAGTTAACGGTACTAGGACATATGCTGATGTACAAGGCGGAACATATACCATTGAACGATTGATGCCTACTCCGTACAAACTTACGCTAAAAGCTGATATTTGGACTGCAAGTACCGATCAAAAGTTGCAACTTTTAGAACAAATACTAGTAATGTTTAATCCTAGTTTAGACTTACAAACTACTGATAACTATGTTGACTGGACTAGTCTAACCACTTTAGATTTAACCGGTGTTACTATTAGTAGTAGATCGATTCCGCAAGGAAACGAAACTGAGATCGATATTGCATCTCTCGAATTTAAAACTGATATTTGGATTAGTCCTCCTGCAAAAGTTAAAAAAATGGGAATTGTTAAAAACATTATTATGAATGTTTTTACTGACACTGGTGGAATTTTAGATTTAGAAACGTTAGTATATAACGGTACTAAGCCTGATGCACAAATTCGAACAGCAATTAATCAATTTGGTGTTTATTTAATTAAAAATATGACTACTGGATCATACGAATGCACAGCATTAGACTATGGTGAGGTTAAGCAAAGTTTAGATAAAGCAACGCTAAAGAAAATTGGGTTGCGAGAACTTGATTGGTATGCTATTTTAGATATTCACGGAAAACCAACTAGTACTAGTAGGATATTCTTTAGTCAACCAAATGGTTATGAGGTATCTGGAACTATTGCAATTAATGAATTAAACCCAACTCACTTAATAGTTGATCTAGATATTGATACTATTCCCTCTAATACTGAGCCAGCAATAACTGCGATTGTAAATCCGAGTAGATTTAGCCCTATTATTAAATTTGGAAGCTTAGCAAATATTCCAGCTGGAACTAGATATTTAATGCTTGACAATATTGGAAATATCTATAACGAAGACGGTGTCGATGCCTGGAAAAATTTAAACGGCACTGACAACGTAATTTATGCAAATTCCATTGTTGAATGGAGTGGCACCGAGTGGGAGCAAACATTTGACCCTGCAACAACTGGCACTCGGTACGTAACTAACCTTACTACAGGAATTCAATATAAATGGGAAAACGGTGGCTGGCTTAAGAGTTTTGAGGGAGAATATTCTGCAGGCTACTGGAGAATCGAATTAGACACATAATCGCCAATACTATGCAACAACGTGCCGGACTGCTATTTTTAGCAAAAGATACAGGAAGAATACTGCTGATTTTAGAAGAGCAAAAATGGACGGTTCCGACATTTGCTCGATCAGCAGCCCTACTCGACGATGCAACTTTGCTTTTGAATAACTATTGTCAAGGGAGATTACTTCCAATAGAACTGTATTTGTCAGAAGATAGGGGATTTGAATACGGTACGTATGTATGTTTAGTTAATAGTGAATTTTTAACTCGAGCAGCATCTACAATTGCATGGTGTTCCCTTGATGATTTACCGAAGCAACTACATACTGGCCTAAAAAACACATTAAATAATCAGATAATTAGAACTAAAATAGAAACTATATTGGAGTTAGAAAATGCAGTTACAAAATAATACTAGATTTCAAGAAGAATATCGACTATTTTACGATAAGCTTCAATTAGTGACTGATACAAGTGTTAAACTAGCTGCAGAACAATTATTAAGAGAGCTAGTTCAAGAGACTAGAAATTTAGATACACAACATTACGAGTTGCCAATTAAAAAACCATCAGCTGATGGTTTTAATATTAGTAGGAGCAAAATAATTACAATTCGTAAAAAGCTTGCTTTGTTATTAAACTAATGGCGGATAGCGATTTTTAATTTCTTGAACTTTTGCCAACCATTGGTCCATTGTTGCTTCACCGCGCTGTGCTTTAAAAAATAAAGGATCTGATTCTTCTCTATATGCTGCAGCACGGAGTGCATCTGAATTATCAACTACTGGTGTTTCTTCGTATATTGGTTCGTTTCCTGCATCAATCCATGCTAAATATTCACGGTAATCGGTATTTCCTGGATCAGCAGGAATGTAAGCAGTATCTGCAATTCTAACTAACTGATTTGAATTTATTATTTTATATGTCATATATTATAGTTCGGCTGAAATACTTATTGTCTGATAAAAATTCGCATTAGTACTTGCACTAGTTGATGATTTATACGCAATCACGGAATCTGTATCAGGAAATCCATAAGAAGCAGCACCACTCGCAAATCCTGTCGAACTAAGTTCTGAAACAAATGCAATAGTGGCAGCTACCCTTTTAGTAACTTTAAATGTAGCTCTAATTCCTATAACCTGTCCGGCTGCAGATACGGATCCAACAGTCAGTCCGATTGGAAGTATTTCATAATAACGTTGGCATAAGGCTAACTCAACTGAGTAAGGTCTAAACTCAAACTCAGTAGGAGTACTACCCTTTTCAAGTTGGACCCCAGTAATAGCGAATATGTTACCAACCGTGTCTAGACAGTTTACTTGATTTGATGTAGACAGAGGATTAGTAGTATTAATCCACACATCAGGTGTTGATGTGTGATTTGTCGACCCAACAGCTAAAGCCCAGTTTACTAATAACCCAGCTCCATTGACGAAGTCCCAAATACCGTCGTTAGGTATCCCAGAAGATATCGTAATATACTTTTTTTCCCAAGTATTGTTAGTATTTATAGTGTACTCAGCTACGTATGCCCTATCAGTTGATGAGTTTCTAACTTTTACGCAATGAATCCCAGTTTTACTAGATCTAACCCAAAAAGACAGTGTAATCGGAACCCCAACTAAATCGGCTACATTATATCCTTCAATGGAATGTCGGATGAGGGCATAATCGCTACCAACAATAGTTGTATCAGCAGTGGTTACTGTAGCCCGTAAGCTATTAGATAGCCCACTACCTGTAGGAACATCCGTACTTTGGGTAACTGTTGCTACTGCAGTAGTCCCTCCAAATCCATACACAAACCTATCTAACGTATATCCGTTTGCTGCAGGGAAAGAAGTTCCCCGTTGAGATATCTTCATATCGCCATTGATAATTCTATTTCTAAAACCAGTAAGTGCAGGAGCAGTCTGCACAGAATTATCTGGAAACTGCACCCCGGTTGCTGTTAGACTCGTTCCCATCTGTTAAGCTCCTTTTAGTGCGTTAACTTCTGCTCGCAATTCCTTAATAGCTTCAATTAATAGCCCCACAATGTTACCATATGCAACACTCTTATATTCTGAATTTTGTAGCACTGCTTCAGGTAGTACTTTTTCTAAATCTTGTGCAATAATACCAGTTTGTCTATCACCGGTGTCAATTCTAGTATAAGTGTAACCAGTAAGTTGTTGTACTTTGTTAAGTGCATTATCAATTACTGTTAAGTCACGCTTAAGTCGTAGATCTGAGTTAGCAGTAATATTTCCAACCATAGTCATATTTCCGCCTGACGCAATTTGACCAGCATATACTCCGCCACTAGAGAAACTAATAGTACCTTCTGCACTACTGTATAAACCAGTAGTAACAGTATTTGTAGGACTAAATGATAAAGACGGAGTCGCTGCAGCTCCAGCACCAAGATAAGTTGCTGCCCATCTTGCTGATGTTGATCCTAGATTTTTAGTAATGTCGTTCGACGGGTAAATTCCAGTACTTGCAATATTAAATACATTTGAGCCAGCACTTGCGAAGCTAATAATTCCATCAGTTCCGCTGTAAATACCGCTATTAATCGTTGTACTAGTACTAAATGACAACGACGGTGTCGCTGCAGCACCAGCACCGAGATAAGTATACTTCCACCGTTTTGCGGCTGTACCAATATTATACGTTTCTGTAATGTCAGGGTATACTCCTGTTGCATCAATATTAACTGCATCAACACCTCCGCTAGTAAAACTTACAACACCTTCTTCGTCACTGTAAATACCAGTGTTTACTGTGTTAGTTGGGCTTAATGCAATTGACGGAAATGCATCGGAACCAATACCTAAAAAGATAGTATTCCATCGCAATGAAGCAGTTCCTAATTTTTGAGTGTCAGTTACTGCTGGTGTAATTCCTGTTGACGCAATACTAATAGCATCATTTCCGCCACTAGTAAAATTAAATACACCTTCAGACGGACTGTACAATCCGCTATTTGTTGTATTTGTAGGACTTAACGACAACGAAGGAGCTGTCTCTGTACCAGCTTTTAAGAATTCGTTGGTCCATCTATGACCCGATTTGCCAAGACTGAGATTTGTCGACGAGTCAGGATACAACGCTGTTGAGTCTAGTTCAACAGCCAATGTACCATTTGTGGCAAAACTAATAGTACCTGCGCCTGTACTATAGATTCCGGTGTTAACTCCAGTAGTAGAACTAAATGAAATAGACGGTGTACCGACTGCACCAGGTCCGACATATACTGTTTCCCAACGTAGAGAGCTAGTACCAAATTTTTGTGTGTTTGTTACTGCTGGAACAATACCAGTACTAACTACTTCGGCAACTAATGAGCCGCCACTAGAGAAACTAACCTTACCTTCTGCGCTACTATAAATACCGCTATTAATAGTTGTATTTGGGCTAAATGCAATTGTCGGAGTTGCGGCTGACCCAGCGCCAACAAATGCTGTTTTCCAACGAGTTGCTGCTGCACCCAATACAAATGTGTTTGTAACTGGAGGGACTATACCCGTGGCATCGATGTCCGTAATTAATGTACCGCCACTAGAGAAACTAATTTTGCCCTCTGCACTGCTGTAAATACCTGTGTTTACTGTATTTGTTGGACTGAAAGAAATAGTAGGAGTCGCTGCCGCTCCTGCCCCAACATAAGAAGTTGCCCACCGTAACGCACTAGTACCTAATTTTTGTGTATCTGTAATTGCTGGCGCAATACCAGTACTTACTACATCAGCAATATGTGTGCCGCCACTTGAAAAACTGACCTTACCTTCTGTACTACTGAAAATACCAGTATTTACTGTATTAGTTGGACTAAAAGAAATAGCAGGAGTCGCTGCCGCTCCTGCTCCTACAAATGCCCCTTGCCAGCGCAATGCATTTGTTCCTAATTCAGATACATTAGTCGTAAGAGGATGAAATCCATTAGTGTCAATTTTAGCAACATCTGTCCATACTAGGGTATCGCCTTCAAATACTGCAGGTGCTACACTAAATGACAAATACCCGTCGGCCGAAGTATTTGCAACAATTTTAGCAGAACCACCAGTAGTTAATGCGGTAGTTCCGGCCAGAGTCGAGTTTTTAATTAGATCTCTAGAATAATCAACACTATCGGAGAAAATTAAAGAATATGCAGATCCGGTCCATCTATAACCGAAATTGTTATCAACTGTAACATAGATTTTGCCCGTATCGGCCGAATCAAGAGACGGCAAACTAGCAAAATCAACTACTTCTATAACATCATTAGCCAACGGTGGTAACTGCGAGTCAGGAATTAACCCCGATTCGTCTAAAGTTGCAACACCGTTCGGTGCTCCTTTTTCTGACGAATTAATCGGAGTAAATTCCAATGCTGCAGCAGTACCTAATACCGACCAACCTCCGCCTACATATGCTTCTACAGTTCCAGCGTCAGTATTATATCTAATATAGCCATTTGCGCCTCCGGGTGTATCTACTCCGGAAATTTGAGGCCTAGCAGCTTGCGGCCCCGCCGGAATACGTAATCCGCCTTGGCCTGCCATAATATATCTTCCATACGGATTCACTATAAGTTTAGTATCAGTAAGACCGTATTTAGAAAGATTTTGTGTTTTTAAAAATTTCATACTGGTAATGCACTCACTGTCATCGTAATTAAATTACCAGTTCCGGCAGTTGCACTAATAAAATCGCCATCACTAAGAATAACTTTTTCATCGGAGAAGAAAATAGTCTCTCCAGCTGGTACAATTACATTTTTAATTACAGTTGTCGAATCGCTAGCTACTCCATCTTTAGGGATAAAGTACAACGTTAATGTGCTTGCATTAACAGTTTCGTCGGTAATATTTGGAGTGCCTGTGTTGCATGCAATAATCGTAGTAATTGCATTATTTCCCGAACTAATATACACAGAAGTTAGTGCGGATGTTGATAATCTAGTATTTGATATAGCCATGTTTGTCTCTTAAAAAATCATACTGTATAGAAGTGCTCGTTTGTGTAACACTAATTCATCTCTATTAACAGTATTTACTGCATATAGACCAGTGCCTCCGCCTGTAGGGACTCCGCTATACAATACCGTAGTAGCAGACAATGCTGCTGGTACAACTTCAGGAGCAACTGTATCAAATTGCATTGCATAAGTTACTTGTACTTTACCAGTTCCATTAGTTTCTAATTTAATGTTTGTATTAGTTTCAGTAGCTTGAATAGTAACTGCTTGAGATATCGGTACTCCAACAATATCATTTCCGCGATTATCTTCTGGAAATATCGAAATACCTCTCATTTGAAATTGAGATTCAGTAATTAGTGCAACACGGCGATCGTTAACAATAAATGCAATTTCACTATTCGTAGGATCGGTAGTATATGGCCCAATTGGAAAAAAGAATGGGTCGAGTGGTTCTGACGCCGAATCAAAAACAACAACTCGAGTATCACCTTGACCGTCAACTGGTGGAGTCGATAACGGTGCCCTGATTTGAAATGCCGGTGCTCTTAAAATTGTACGATCAACATACTTTTTATTCGGAATGTCGTCGTCATCTGTAACATTATCTTCATAATCAACAGTACCGATGACTTTAACTACTCCAGCACCTGCACCAATTAATGTTAAGTCACCATTATCTGTTACAGAATTAGTTAAAATTGTTCGAAGTCTTAGATTACTATTTGTATAATTAAATGACGACAATGCAGTACCTTGGGCAATTAGCCATGCATCAGTAATTTCATCATACAACAATGATGCTGCAGACAACGACCCTCTATCAACTTGCAACCCGGCATAGTTTAGTGTTACACCTGCACCAGTTTCTCCGTTGTTTATTTTAATAATGTTATCTTCAACATCGAGATTACTAGCAGATACAGTAAACGATTCACCGGTAACTACTAAATTACCAGTAACTGTAACTGTTCCTACGTTAGTACCGGTGTTGAGTACAATAGAGCCGCCTTCGGCAGTCTTAATAGCATAGTCGCCGTTAACTTGAACAACTTGTCCCATATAATCTCCTAGATTAGAATTGTGTCAAAACAATATAGTCTGAGGACGAATCGTTTTCTAATTTCCATGTGTATCGATTTCCGCTAAAATCAAATGCTACACGCTTTGTAATTTTGCGAATAGCAACTGCTCCGTTATCAGCTGATTGACCTTGTGCAGTAAATCCGACTAATCGCATTTGTCCTGCTGCACTAGGTGTACCTGATTGGGTAACACATGTAAATCGTGTACCCGGTGTTCCTATGCGAGCAACTACGAATGTTCTGGCTCCGCGTTGTTTGATAATAATACCGTCAGTACGTAATGCTGAACCGTCATGAAATGCAATTGTAATACCAGTTGCTGTACTAGCCGGTGTACCAATTGTATCTGTACCGAATGAATCTTTTCTTAAAGGACGTCCCATTTGTTTTCTCCTTGATTTTCTAGATCATACGCGGTGGGTTACCGCATAAGCCTGCACGAGTTTGCAGTCCTAATTTATGATATAGTATTTATCATCGGCTTAATGTTGTCATTGATTCTAGTTTTCAGCAGTTATTAAATTTAAATTATTGATCATCTTCTGATATTAAAATAGCTTCACTGTTCTCATTATCAAGTAACGCTTGTTCATCAGGAAATTGCATAATGTCCTGTACCTCTAGTTCTTCTAACTGACGATGGATGTTATCAATTACTACATTTTTAAATGCTTGGGCTTCTAAATCATCTTTATTAGTTTCCAAGTAATTTATTAAGTTTGATAATGAGTCAGCAGTAGGGTCAATAGTTTCTCCTGACAGGTCATATACTAGCTCTTGCAACGCATTTTCTGGAACTTGGTCGATAGATTCTAATAAATCTTGCAAGGTTGAAATTAAATCTGAAATTGATAGCACAAAATTATCCATACAATCCTTTATGTTAATGAGTATGTTAGAAATAAAATTATAATACTAACACAATATCTTTATATTTATATAATTATAGTCAACAAAAAAGGGCCTTGCGGCCCTTTATTATAAATCAACTATTAAAATTAATTAAGCAAAACGTAATGCTGAAGAAACAACAGCAACTTTACCTAAGTAATCAGCTGCATTACCTAAAGATGATGCAGTATTAGTCAATTCGACGTAGCCATAACGGGTCATAAAGCTAACTACTGGCTCAAATGTTGACGGATCTAAAACAACACCGCTTGACATCAAAGGAATGTATGGGCAGTAGAATGCTGGTGCATCAGATTCGCTAGAACCTTTATAACCAATTAAAACGTCGTCGCTTGTAGCATAACCGTTTACATACACTTTCATTGCACTGTTTAATGTACCAACAAATTTTGTATTTGTAGGAGCTTCAAAAGTACCTTCTGTTGTACGAGCAAACGCACTAGTAGTAGCAGATTGTAACAATGTTAATACTGTTGGAGAAACAACAGCATAGTTACCAGCACCACGACGTGTACGCTGAGCGATCAAGTTAGATACGCGGTTGATTTGAACAGCCAAAGCAGCATGCTCGTCACCTACGAATGTAGCAACGCCAGATACTTTATCTTGTTCGTATGTTAATGCAGCAGTACCAGCTAAGTTCATCAAAGAAGCAATAACTTCTTGATCAATCTCAGCAGTAATTTCTTGTGCTAAAGCAGCCATAATTTCTGCTTCGATGTCAATACCTTGTTGGGCTTGTGCATCTTGAGCAGCTTCGAATGTCCAGCGTGCGCTTAACTTACGTGTTTTTGCTTCAACTGTTTGTTTCAAAATTTGGATGCTTAATTTGTTACCAGCACGACCTTCAAGAGCTGCTGTAGAAGCTGCTTTGTCGTTTGCTGCACCAGAATAGCCTTCTGCAATTTTGAATGGACTTAATGCTTCGTCACCAGCAGATACGTCAGTACCAGAAGTACTATCGAAATTGTCTGAATAACGTACACGAAGTGTATGGATTTGGCCGATTGGACCGGTCATTGGTTGAACCCCAACTAATTCGTTAGCGATAACGGTTGGCATAACACGACGAATAACTGGTAAAATAACACGATTAAGTGTTGCAACATTACCAGCGGAAGTTGCACCAGCTGTGGCACTTTCTGCGAGATACTTACGGGTATTCTCTAGAGTAGTTGCCATAACTGTACGTTTGTTACCTTGAAGACCTTCTAATAGTGCGTCTTTTGTCTCCGCCCAGCGTGACTCGAGTAATTGTGACATTTATGTTCTCCTTAAACTTTTAATCCCGCAAGCCTGCGGATGTCAAATATTTCAGCAGCTTTATCTTCGCCGCCGACTGTTTGTGCCTGTTTATTGCCTGTAATTGCTTTGCTTTCTTTAGATTCAACTAAAGATTCTTTTCTTCTAGGTGTAGAAGATGTTCCACCATCAATCACAGTTGGTAAGTACTTGTCGTACGCAGAATGTAAACGTTCTGTTTGGACAGACTCTAGTAGTTGGCGCATGACTGTGCGCTTTTCACCACTTAGCGGACCTAACAATTCACCTAAGATTTCTTTGCGTTCTGCAATATCTTTAGCGATTTTAAGCTGTGTATTTCTGGATTCTACCAATTTTTGTGTATCTGCAACAATACGTGCTGCTTCTTCTAACTCTTGTTCTTTTTGTTTAACAATTTTTAAAAGTCTAGCTGTTTCTGATTTCTCATTTAAGTGGCTAGCAGCATATTCGCTTGCAAAAGATTCAAAAAGTCTGCGTCCAAAATCATTTTTACGTGAAGCTTCGATATCTTCGCGGAGCTGTGTCATTTCACGGGTTAACCCCTGAGTAACTACTGACTCTACGATTCGAGCACTATGATTGACAAAATTAGATTTTAATTTATCAAACTTAACACGACTTTCTTTAACTAATTTAACTTTAGTTTCAGCTAAGTCACGCTTGTCTGCGTAGAATTCTGCAATTTCTTTCGAAAGTGTGTCTACAATAAATGATTCTAATTTAGCCATGTTATCAGCTACTGCTTTACGATCTTCGTGTAATTCTGCCAATTCATTTTGTAAGTTGCTGAGAACGAATGATTCCATTGCTTTAGAATCGTGTTTCATTTTTTTAGCATACTTAGCACGAGCTTCGATAAGTCCTTGACGGTCACCGGCAAACTCTTTTAACTCAGCGTGTAAACGATCAGCTAACATAGTTTCGACAGCTTCAACCATTGCGGTTTTATCATGTTCGTATTTTTGTGCAAATTCTTCACGGAGATTCGCCGAGATTGACTCGCGTAGCTCACTTGTGACTTGAATGCGGTTTTCTTGAATTCTACTTTCCCAAGCAGTTTCAATCTCCGATTTTGTATCCTCGGAAATCACATTGTTTTCAAATAGTTGTTTAACGAAATTTAGCATGTGATTCTCCTTATTATTTGAGTCCCTTGATGATCTTCATCAAGCTCTCTGCTATGTATTTCTGTGCCTTAGGGTCGCCTTTAACTTCAGTTGCCACTTTATATGCCTGATAACCACCTTTATTATTCATAAGATGTTCATATACTGGTGTAGGGTAAGCACCAGGCGCACTCGGTTGAGCAACGACGTCAACTGTAATAATTTCAAAGCCTTGAACATTACCACTGCCATCTACTTCTCCTGAGCCTCTGCTTGACACACCAAGTTTAACTCCCGACTCTAACATAGTCTGCACTAGCTGACCCATTGGAGTGGGGAGTAATTTTAGTTTTCCGTAGCCGTTTGGACCGTCCATCCACATTTTTGTAATCATGTGACTAACACGATCTAGGTTGATTTTTAAATCCTGTGGATGATCTACTTCTCCCAGTACGGAGTATCCGCCAGAGATCTGTTCGTTGAGCGTCTTGACAGCCCTGCCAATTTCTTGAGAAGAATAAACGCGTTGATTTGCATTCCGAATATCACCCTGAATGCAAATACCATTTAAGTGCAGGGACTTTTTGCCGTCTGCACCTTCATCTCGCTCCAAGACAATCTTAGCCTGATCAAAACTCAAGTGTTCTGAAAGGGTAGCTTTCATCATCTTAACCTATTACCTGCGACCGCGGAAAAGACTTTGACCGTCTGTAGATCCTTCAGCAGCACCTTTCTTTTCAGCTCCGTGACCGGAACCGTTTTTCTTGTATGCATCACCTTTAAATCCACCAACTTTGTTTAAGTTGCCGGTATTCATTTCTTTTGGTCCGCCTTTAAGCAAACCGTTACCTTTTAACTGACCGCCACGTGTGCCCCATTCGCCAGCATCTGCACCATTGCGTCCGCTTAAAATGTTAGCTGTTGTGCCGCCCATGTCGTTTTTATTAAATTTTAAACCTGATGCAGATTTGTCAGATTTTTCAGCTTGACCTTTTCTTTCTGCACCGTGACCTGCTGGTACACGTTCTACATATTCACGAAAAGTGGAATGATTGTAATTATCCATCATTTTGTCGTCCATGCCATCGTCGTCACCTAAGTCGTCCATGCCATCGTCGTCACCTAAGTCGTCCATGCCATCGTCGCCAATTTCATCAGCATCGTGAGCTTTTAATTCGTCAAATTTAGATTGTAAATCGTCAATGATTGATTCTAAATCTTGATATAGATCGCCTTCGCTTTCATCTTCTTCGTCGTCACCTAGATCATCCATACCGCCCATGTCGTCATCGCCCATGTCGCCGGCTAAATCATCAGTTGGATCTTCGCTGTCTAAGTCCATAGGACCTTCGTCACCGAATGCTTCGTCCATATCATCTTCTTGATCTTCTTCATCCATGCCATGCATTTCAGATTCGATAAGATTTTCGTAAATTTCGCGAGATTGTTTTACTACATATTCATGAAACAACTCTTCTGCTTTTTGTGCATCGTCATTAACTAAGTATTCGAGCATTTGCTCAATTAAACTACTTCTTGCCATTTTATATTCTCCCTATTACGTAAGGCTGTCGTGTTATATTTAAGTGTATATTTAATTTTTAGCTTAAAATGGGGGGTTTTTGACTAATTTTTAATTTACTTAATTTCGTTAGATAAAGTTGCAATAAATTCTGTATATCCTATATGTTTCAAATTTGGATGATGTACCGACGATAGCTGATCCGGTAAAAACGAATTTTCTTGAATTACTCTAACAAACTTAGTAGACCGAAACTCTTTAACAACTTTATCTGTTTGAGTTAGCCAATTTCCATGAAATGTGGCTACATCCGAACTTTTTTTGTAGTTAAATGTATCAGCATATACGTTATTAAATTTACCACCAATGCCTTGATAGTCAAATCCTAATATAAAAATTTGCTTATATCCTTTAGATGCAGCAAACCATAAGGCTGTTGGCCCCGAGCTCCAGCCTTTATGAGGATTAAAAAAATTTATATTAGTTTTTGCAGTAACTCCTTTATTTGGATTAGTCCAAACAGAGTGAGTATTGTGGTAACCCGATGCTACAATTTCGTTAATCATTTTAACATCAACTGCAACTAAATAATCAGGTTCGAATTCTCTATATATTGCGTTACATGCATAAGTATCTCCGCGAGGTGATAGCAAGGTTAAATCTACATTTAACCTACTACGCCCGTTACCTAATACAAATGCTGTATTATGCACCTGGCTCTTTCGGCGGTTGGCCGTACATCTGCTTGATAAAATCTTTTTCAGATTCGTTTTCGGCATCATGTGCTTCAGATTGCAGGCGCAATTTATTAATTTGGCGCAGCGTTAATCTAAGTTTTCTTTTATCAGACGATTTTAATACGGATTGATCAGATTCGCCAGAGTATCTACGATCATTTGCAAAATCGTTAATACTATCTCGAACGTACATAAATTCTAGTAATTGCATCAGTTATTTATCCCTTTAAGCAGGTGGTGCACCTGGTGGTGGCGGTGTTCCGCCACCCATTCCGCCAGCGCCTGGAGGTGGAGGTGGAGTTTCGCCCCCAGGCATTCCGCCAGCTGCTGCTGCCATATCAAGCGGAGCTTCGGCATTTTGTCCAGCCATTTCGCCAGATATAGCACCTGGAGTAATACCAGCTCCGCGCATTGCGCCTGTTGAGTCAGTATTAGTAACTTTTAAATTGTTACCGTTTTCTTCGCCCCATAAGCGTTCGTTTTCGGTAATTTCTTCTTGAGTTAATCCTAAGAATCGCTTCATTGCAAAACGTTTGCTTAAGTGTGGGATTTCTTGTAAACTAGAAAATACACTAACTCGAGTGGTATCTAGCTCAGCTTGACGATATGCTGCAAAATTCTGCGGTTGATTAAATTTTAATTCAAAAATGCTACTATCAATGTTAATACCATTTGATACTAACCATAGCTTGAATTCTAAATCAAACGTTTCGATAACACTAGCTTGCAAGCGTTTGCAATACTCGTTAAATCGCAATTCTTGAATATAAGCAGTGCCTACTTTACCGTCAGCAACCGTATTTGGCGACTCTTCAATTGCAGTAGGCAAGTAACTAGATGGAATGCGGAGTGCGCGGAACAACTTATTTGTAAAATATCGTAAATCAGTAATTTCACCTAAGTTTGTGCCGCCTGGCAATGTATCAACTTTTGAACCACGACCTTCAGCAGTTTGAGGGAAAAAGTAATCTTCATTAACGCTTAACGGATTATAACTAGCATCAATCATGCTTGTGCCACCGCCAGTTGAACTAGGAATTCTACGTTGTTGAATTTCGTTTTTAACTCGCTCAACAAAACTCATAGCCATGTGAGCTGGCATATTACCTACGTCAATATAAAAAATTCTACGTTCAGGTGCACGTTGAATACGATAGATAATAATCGCATCTTCGAGTAATTCTTTTTGTTTGTAAACTTTAAATACTGATTCTAGCAACGAGTTACCAAATGGGTAGTTATTGTCAAGGCCCTCAGATAGTGAAATATGAATAACATTGCTAGCATCAACAGTAACTTCATTTGTTTGATTTCCAAATCGTGTGCCAGTTGGTTGAGATGTAGCTCCGACCATGCCTCTACCAAAGCTACCGCCACTAGTATAACTGCTAGTTCCGCTTGGTGCAGTATTAGTAGTACCGTGAGGGGTAGTTGCAATTAAATTTTTAAAATTAAAGTTTAAATCCTTAATAACATACTGTTCTGGAATTTTACCCGTCGATTCGTTAACGATAATCTTAGATACTTTTGCAGCATCTACATATAACCATTTTTTAGTTTCTGGATCTTTTACAAAAAAGCAATCGCCGTACTTAAATGTATTACGTACAATTCTAAAGATACGCGTTTCAAATTGTTGTAATTTAACCCATTTTTGTAAACTTTCTTTGATAAGTTTAACTTCAGTCGAAGTTGGCTGGCCTCTAAAAAATACATTAAATGGTGTACCATTTTCTTTATCTTTTTGTGTGCAAAATTCTGTTAAAATATCTAACGCTGCATTTACTTCGGAGTCCATATCCATAGTATCATATTGCATATATCGATCAATTCTATTTGGACTACCTGCATATACATCTGGTAAGTAACTAGAATAGTTAGCTCGTGCCGGCCCAGCTCGACTACTACCTAAGGGGCTAAAGGACTTTGATTCATTTTTAGCATTTACCGGAGTAAAATATTTACGCCATGTCATTGTATATTTTTCCTTACATTATATGTTGTTTTCATAAAGTGTTAATTATTGAACTAGTAATCCAGGTTTTCCTAATCCCTTTATTGCTCGAATTTGATCAGCACTAAGTTGTGATATCATCGAATTCACACTAATTAATCGTTCTATTTTGTTATTTAACGATATTAATAATTCGTTTGTTGAACTCTGAGGAGGGGCCGGAGTCGGAGATGGAGTCGGCACCTGAGTCGAAGCTACAGTTGAGGAACTAGCAGCTGGTTTCCCTGCATTAGCGACAGCAGTTGCAGTTTTGGCAACTGGCTGTACAATAGTAGACGGTGCAGTTGTGCCGCCGCCGATTAATGCATTTACGTGACTAATATCTCTGCCTCCGTATCTTCCAGAAGCCGATGCAGCTTCCGCTTTAGCCATTTTTTGTTGCATCAATGCATATACTTCTTGAACAGAACGCTCCCTTCCCGATTTGTCGTAATAAATGTTTTTATTTGCAGCAGCAGCTTGTCGATCAGTAGCAGCGGCACTTTGATTAGGATCAGCTTTCATTGCATTAATAAATTTTGTCGCTCCTCCTGCTCCTAAAAAATGAGCCATATATAAATCGGTATTTGATGCTTGTTTTCCAGTGCCTTTTTCCAATTGCCGTTTTTGCTGGTTTGTAAAAAATGCCATAACTTCGGCTGCTTTTTTTGGATCAAATCTATCATCTCGTGAGTAATTTTTACCCATTTGTTTAACAGTTTGATCCCATGTTTTATTAATAAATTGATACATTCCGCTAGCACTAGAAGTGCCAGCTTTTGCATTTGCATTCCCGCCAGACTCGATTAATGCAGTTGCTTTTAAATATTGTTGCATATTAGCAGGAATATCAGCTGCTATAGTAGCGGATCCGCTAGATGAAGTAGTCGATCCACTATTATCGGATCCGTTGACAGCGGCTGCAACTGATTGTGCTATTGATTCAGGCGATGATAAGTCTAATGTTTTCTTGTTAACTTTAAGAAGTTCTGCCGCTGCTTCGCCTTGAGCAACGGTTAACTCGGTTGTTTTTTTAGTAGCTTTATTTTTTTCGTCTTCGTCTTTTTTCTTTTTTTCGTTTTCTTTTCTTAATAGAGCTTCTGTCTCTCTTTGGAGTTTTCGACGCTTTGCTTCGTCTTTTGAAATTCCACCAAACATAGGAGGTATATATGACATAATTCCATCGATTGCATTGGCAATTGCATCATCAAGCCATTGCATGCCTTTAACTAAAACAGATATACCGCTGCCAAAAGCGTCAAATGTAGGTTGCATAAATTCGAAAAAAGCCGAAGATAGCCCAAATGAAACACGCATTAACATCTTCATAGGTGTCAACGCAAGTGAAATAGTTTTACCAAGTACTTTAAGTATATCACCAATAAAAGTCACAATTCCAGATATCCCTTCCTTTCCCCCGAGTAAGTTTACAAGTCCGTCGAGTTGCTCCTTGAATATATCAGTAAACGGCGTAACGACTGCCATTAAGCCTTCCCAAATAGGAGTCAGTGCTCCCATAGCAGCGTACATACCATTAATAATTGGCATTAAGTAATCACGAGTAAAGCTTGCTAATCCAGTAAACGCAGACTTTAAGGTATCCAAGGCTCCCATATTCATAAGGGCCAATGTAAATTCATTACCAGTTTCTGCAATTTGTTGTTTAAATTTTGCAATTTTTTCAACATCTTCGGCTTCGACATTTGCTTTTTCTTGGGCTTCTGCAGATTTTTCCAACATTCCAGTTTGCATTCGCATACCTTCTAATGCTGCTCCTGCTGCATCGTTATATTCAGTGCTATATTTAAAATTCTCTTTATTTCGCTCAAATGACACTTTTGATTCAGTAACAAAGGTATCTAAAATTTGAGACTGCGTAGCATTACTAAGTCCTTCTCCAGCTCGAATTGCTGCGTTAGCTCCTCGTAGTGTTGCTGATAACTCGGGAAATATTGTATTAAATTTTGATGATGCTTCAGAAGTTAAGCTGCCAGTTGCTAGCATATCTTGAGCAGCAGCCCTTGCTGATTTAGGCAATAGCAAAATCATTTTAGATATCGATTGTTGCTGTTCAGGAGCTAAGTGATTAATCGCTGCTTGAAACTGCACATTTCTTGCTAATTCTTCTGCTTCTTTTTGTTTTACTTCTCTGCTTTCTCCAGTTACTTTAGCAAGTAAGTCTATTTCTTTTAAATATTTTGCCGAACCGGATGCTAACTGTGCATTAGACATTCTAGATATTTTATCAGCACTTCCGATACTATTAATATAAGAAGACATGCCGCTGTTTACTTGCTCAGTTGTATATCCCATTCTAAGCAATTCGGAAGACAAGCCGCTAGTTTTCATAGTTTTGCCTAACTGTGCAAATCGCTTTGCTCCGTCTTCTGTAGTACCGCCTAGTGTAGCTAACATTGATCCGCTATTTTTAAGAATACCGTTAAACTGGTCAATGGTTAATCCGGCACCCGAAGCTGCATTAACCATGTTTGAGATTGATCCGCCAAAGGTTACACCTATCGTAGAAAGTGACGTGAAATCGCCGTATAATTTTTCTGCAGATTCAGCAGCTGCTCCAAGCGATTCGGCTAAAAAACTACCTACAATTGGTATTTTATCAAGCGAGTTAGCAGCATTAACCATGCTGTCGTTAACTGTTGATAGCGATTTTGCAACACTTAATGCTTTTAACCCTAGATCTGCTAATAATTCAGCAGCCTTAACAGCAGCTGCTCCCATATTAACAACACCGCCTGCTAATTTACCAAAACTTGTTGCTAATGAACCTGCTGCTTTACCACTTTTACCGAGTGTTTGAGTTACTGCGTTTATTGCAGATTTTGGATTACCAGCTCCACCACCAGCTCCACCACCGCCACCGCCACCGCCACCGCCACCGCCACCGCCACCTTGTTTTACTATAGTAGTAAGTGACTTGTTTGACGCTTTTAAAACTTTTAAAATTTCTTGTAACGTGTCTTCTTGGGCAGCATTCTTAATTTCCATGGTTTTAGGTAAACCAGGAATCCCTGCATTACTAAGATCAATATCGACGGACATTTATTTTTCCTAAAAATATGCTATTATAAATAACATGTATATACTATTTATTTGGAGAAATATAATGAACACCTCTCAAACAATGCCTAAAAAACATAATCCGCTATCGCAATGGTTTAGACAACCTAAAATTTATATTCAATTACCTAGCCACGGCAAATTTTATCCTGCCGGTAGCTTAGATGTAAGTGTAAACGACGAATATGCCGTGTATGCAATGACAGCAAAAGACGAACTAATGCTAAAAACTCCCGATGCATTAATGAGTGGACAAAGTACTGTTGAAGTTATTAAAAGCTGTGTCCCTTCTATTATAAATCCGTGGGAAATGCCAAGTGTTGATGTCGACGCAGTACTATTGTCAATAAGAGTTGCAACGTATGGAGAAAATATGGAAGTAACTGCAAATTGTCCGAGCTGCAAAGAAGAAAATACATACAACATTAACTTGCTCGATTGGTTATCAAAATTAAGAAATTTTAATTTTTTAGACGTAATAGATGTACCGCCGTTAACTATTCATATTAAACCGTATTCTTATAAAGAATTATCCGATACAGGATTAAAAACATTTGAACAACAACGACTACTAGCTATTATTAATAACGATGATATTAGTGATTCAGAAAAAATTGAAAAATTTAATGAGAGCTTTGTAAAATTAACTGAATTAACTGTTAACACGTTAGCTAAATCTGTTTGGAAAATTGATACACCGACTGAAGAAATTACTGATATTGGGTTTATTACAGAGTTTGTACAAAACGCCCCAAAAGAAATATTTGGGAAAATATCAACTCAGTTATCAAATATTAAAGATCAGATGTCGTACGGCACGCAACATGTATCCTGCGAACACTGTAATCATGAATTCGATATGCCGATTGAATTAGACCAATCAAGTTTTTTCGTAAGCGGATCCTGACTCTCTCGGTGCCAGAGATCTTAGAATATTCAAATCAACTTGATAAAGAAACCCGAGCAATTAAGAAAGAAGTATTATCTATATGCTGGTACATGAGGGGGTTATCGTATAGCGAAGGGATAAATCTTAGCAACGACGAACGAGATATCGTTGCTGAGATTATTAAAGAAAACTTAGAAACTACTAAAAAATCAGGACTACCGTTTTTTTAAATAGCTTTAAACAGTACCCTAGCTATACTAGTATCGTTGTAAGTTAATTTTTCATTATTTAACAATTTACCTAAAACTATTTTAGTATTTGGTCGATCGATTGATGTTTTAAACTGATAGCGATCGACTTTATTTAAAAATGTTTCAATATTGTCAATGTCATCAGGTTTTAGTCGTCTGCCTGCAAAAATTTTAGATAATGCTTGTTTTACATAAATGGCTTCGTTTGCTTCGTCACCGTAGTCAACTCCCCCATAATTACGATTATCATCGTCGTCTGTGTTACTAGGAGTTGCTGATCTTCCACGATAACCAAATTTTCCATATCCTTTTATAGCATCTTGAATATCGTATACTGCATTAACACCTTTATTAACTGTATTACTAATTGCAGACGATCCTTTAACAAATGCATTTGCTGCTGGCTCAACTACTTTATTAATTGCGCCGCCTACTGCAGTAAGTGGTCCTTCTGTTAAACTTGAATTATGTTTTCTAAACATTGTAAAATTTTCAGCGATCATACGATCAATATCTAATTCTACACTGTCAGCTACCTTTGCCTTACGAGTCACCTGTGCTTTGCGATCTAATTTTTTTTGACTGCGTTTTGACCTCTTTTGCTTAGTTGATGTATCAGAATACCCTAATTCTTTATTAATTTCAGAAGTAGCAGCTGCTTGTTTTCGAGTTCTAGTTTGTTCTGGAGTTTCACCTGGAATAGCGGCATTTCTAGGCTCAGGAGCTCTATTACCTAATTCCTGATCAATCCTTGCACGAGCAGCTGCTTGCTTTTGCGTTCTAGTTCTTTCAGCAGCTGATATTGGCTCAGGCGCTTTAGCACGTAATGTTGGCAGCTTCGGTGCTGGCTTTCCTTGTGCAGTATATGATTTAGTATCATCAACAGTAGAAGCAGGCGTTTGTGATTTAGGTTTTGCTAATGGTTTACTGCTAGTAGTTGATGCATTTTTCGTACTTGGACTATTTGACGTAGGTGCATTGTATGACGCAGTACCTGCTTTTTGTGATCCGTAACCCGGTGCATTTGCTGGATTTGTACCAGTTGCAAACGACTTGCCAACTGGCATTTTAGTAGCAGGTGCTTTTTCAGGTGCCTTAGCACGTAATGTCGGCAGCTTCGGTGCTGGCTTTCCTTGTGCAGTATATGATTTAGTATCATCGTTATTTGCTTGTGTAGCTTGTGCGGTTTGACCAGATTGCCACCCTGCCATTGAACCCGGCTTAAGTGGTTCTCTTGGTTTATTAGCTGACGTAGCTTGTGCGGTTTGACCAGATTGCCACCCTGCCATTGAACCCGGCTTAAGTGGTTCTCTTGGTTTATTAGCTGACGTAGCTTGTGCAGTAGTTGGTGATTGTTGAGATGTTGGTACTCCTAAATCTCTAGTCGGTGATGCAGTAGCTTGTGCAGTAGTTGGTGATTGTTGAGATGTTGGTACTCCTAAATCTCTAGTCGGTGATGCAGTAGCTTGTGCAGTAGTTGGTGATTGTTGAGATGTTGGTACTCCTAAATCTCTAGTCGGTGATGCAGTAGCTTGTGCAGTAGTTGGTGATTGTTGAGATGTTGGTACTCCTAAATCTCTAGTTGGTGATGCAGTAGCTTGTGCAGTAGTTGGTGATGCAGTATCTTGTGCAGTAGTTGGTGATGCAGTATCTTGTGCAGTAGTTGGTGATTGTTGAGCGGTTGATTGCTTGGCAGCTGTTGGCGGTGCAGATGCCGCAGTTGTTGGCTCTGATAACGATTTACTACCAGTAGATAGTGCTTGAACAATTTTTTGTTTAAGCGGTGGCTTTAACTGGTCGTAATTGTATTTTATTTGTTGATAAATTCGTTCATCGTTTGAACTAACTTCATCTCCACTACCTGATGCGGCTGTGCCTGATGCGGCTGGCTCTTCACTATCGGGTTGAGCCGGATCTATTTTACCTGATCTGCCTTGACGATATCCAGATTTAAAATCACTGATGAATCCGCCACCTTGAGTACCACCTGCATCAGCAGTACCACCTTGAGTACCACCTGCATCAGCAGTACCACCTTGAGTACCACCTGCATCAGCAGTACCACCTCCGCCTACACGGCGTTTACCGATAGAGAACCCTCGCTTAACTGCGCTAGGAATACCTGCAATACCGCCAGCAACTGCTCCCACATTTGCTGCTAATTTTCGTGTTCCCTTTGCAACAGCTTGCCCAAACGGCCCTTCACTTAGTAATTGCAAATCGTGATCAGATAATTTAATTCGTAATGATTCAAAAGTATGCTGAACTACTACTCCGTTAATTCTATTATTTCCTAGGAATACTGCAAGATCGCCTGCTCCACGCGGTGAACCTGCGTTTTCCCACAACTCTGTTAACGCATTAGGAGTTAATGATGTAGTATACGTGCTTTCTAACTGACCAGGTTTAGCTTGTACTCGATCCCACATACTTGCTTTATGTGCAAATGGGTCTGTAATATCAACTAGCTTACTTTCGGCAATCATACGATTGTTACGTTCGCATACTTTATCAAAAATTAAATAAACTTGCCCTTCACTTAACACTTTAGTTGATGTTGTAACAACAACCGGTTGTACTTCTGCTGATTCAACTACATAATCATTTAAGTCAATAGAATTAGTTAACAATTGCTCAGCAATAATATTACCATATGTACTTGGTGCTAGGCTAGAAATTGCTGTTAGCAAACCTATTATAGTTGCACTATGTTCTGGGTATTCTGTTGAATACTGATATAGTGCTTTTAAATTCTCAGTAACAGAATAACTATTAAATTTTCTATCAATAGATTCGGCTAATGAATCAAATTTAGTACTAAAATCAAGTACTGGACTTGTGTTATAGCACCACTTATCAATTTTATTTAAATGAGTATTAATAGAAGTAGCTAATAACTCATTTCTCTCTTTAATAGTTGCACAGTTTAGTAATCGATCAACTCTATTTGCTGATAGGGATGCATCAACTAACGGTGTTAAATCTTTGTGAATACCTTCAACAATAGCTCTCTGTAATGCATTTAATCCATTACACGATTCTGTTAATGTTTGTTGAGAGTATGATCTATGTTGTTCAAACAACATAGCATTATCTTCTAGTATATTAGTCAGTTTCATAATTAGTCTTTATAAGTAAAACGTTTTACTTATTTATGTTATTGCTTTAAGACATAATCAACTTTATATAATATATTATTTTTTTAGATTTTGTTTTGTAGTTTGTTGTTGAGCTAAAGCTCAACTGCTTCTGCGCTTTGCTTGAAGCAGCTTTTTTCTTTAAGTAATTTTTTTAGTTGTTGTTTTAGCTGCGAAGCAGTGTCTTACACTCATCTAGATTGCATAGTCACACTTAGCCCTGGCGGGCTAAGTAAAATAAACGCATTCTCATCTGAGTTGCTTTCTATCACACTAACGTTAGATCTACAAGTATTTCTACTAGCGCAGGCGGTTGTCCGGTACCTGCTCAATCCGTCTTAATACAACGGCGGGTCTATGTACATACGTTGTCATATACATAGCCGTGGGTTACAAACCCTCTTTGGCCTTTTTAATTCTATTTAAACAGCAAAATTGGTTGTATGGGAAGGCATGTCCAATCATCGTCCTGTTAAGGATAGTTGCTGAGTACTCCTGGCGGCTGGAGAATTTTCTGTCCCTGCGACCCAAAGGTCCAGTTGTCTTAGGCGTCGGATATTTGCTGACGCATGCTTGTTACCGCTATATTGTTTGTTACTGTGTTACTTTATTTTAATTTGCCTATAATGCCTAATTTTATGCTGTACAACTCTCTCTTCGAGTAAGTTCAATTCGGAACATTGTTGCTGTTGCTCGATCTGACCACGTTGCTGCAGCCCACTGTAAGTAAGATGTCGGAACATCTTTTAAAAAATATCCCCTATACTTACCGTTTGGCATTCGAGTATAAGCATATTCTTTATAATATCCTCGCATACTAAAACTCCTAATGTGAAGTATTTATATACGCATATTACTCACCTACTGCAATTGTGGCAGCAACTAAATTTATCTTTCCTAAAATATGCGATTTATGACATCTTAATTGTATATGACCATTGTAATAATCATTACTTTCAAGCACTTTTCTTGTAAACTGTTCCCTAGCCTCAATATATGAACATTCTGACTTTGTTTTACAATAGTATAAAATTTCTCTACTAAAATTTTCTTTGCCTAATAGTTCGATATCTTTTGATAATTCTATACTAGAACCATAATACTCTTGCCAGTCTGAATCAATTCTAGATCTAATTTTCTTTTTTTTCTTATTACCGTTTTTAAGTTTAACTGTTTTATAAGTAGTCTTAGCAAACGTTAATAGTTTTTTCCCTATATACTTTCGATCATTTGTTAAATTTGTTATGATATAAACAAACCCGATTGCATCATCAGGGGGAACATCTACTATATTATTATTATAAATCCAAGTCATATGTTTGTCAACTTATTGTAAATCTTTTGATAAAATGTAATGAACAACGCATACTATCTAGTATTTGCTGCAAATTGTGATAATCTAATAGTCATAAATAAACCCGAACTAATAATTCGGGTTATATTAATAATTAATATGTTTTAATACTTGTAATTATCTTTCGAGGTCGACCTTCGATGCCTTTCCTGAGTTTACGACGTTCGACACGTTTATCGATAATTTCTTTTCGTCTAATTTTTGCTAACTTCATAATTTCTGCTAATGCAAGCCTAGCTTTAACGCCATTTTCATCTCCTCCGCCACTAAATTCGTACTTGTTTTGCCACTCGCAATATTCTTGCATTGCTTTAATTAGTTTATCGTGTGAATCTGTACTCATACTATCTCCACGTCTGCAGAATACGATGTAAATCCGGCTTCTTTTACTACTTTGAGTACATGATTTACTCGTGTTACTAAATCGTCTCGATGACTAATTAAGAAAATGTTTTTATCTCGTTCTCTTGCCATTCTTTTTAATACTCCTATACTTGACTCTACCCCGCTTGCATCCATTCCGGAGTCCACTAACTCGTCAATAAACAACAAATTAATAGGCTGATATAAGTTTTCCCATACATCTCTAAATGCCCAACTTAGTGATAAGATTAATCTATTTCTTTCTCCTCTACTTAGATTATCAAAGTCTAAGTCTTGACCTAATTGAGTAATAGATACAGATAGGTCATTTTGAAATTCTACAATATGCGGAAGCCCAATTTTGTCTAGATAATATGTTAATCGTTGATTCAACGCAGCTAAGTTTTGATCGATGATTCGTTTTCTAATAAAACTATCTTTGCTTGTTAATAATTTAAGTAAAAATTCTTGATGATCTTTTATTCTGGTAATTTTATTAATGTTAGCCCAGTCAATTTCTTGTAATGCGGTATTTTTAAGTTCTTCGATTTGATCAGTATATGGATTTATTTCGGATTGTTTTGATGCAAGATCTTTAGATAATCCGTCGATTGTATTTTTATGATTTAACGCTTCCTCTAAACTATCATATAATACATTTGGGCATGCTGATGCTTCGCCTAGCAACAAAATGTTATTAGTTAATGTTGTGAGTTCATCGGCATATTCTTGAATTAACTTTTTACTTTCTGTAATTTGACTACTTTTAGAAGCGGTCATCCCTTCATGCTTATCGTCGTGTAACTCTTGTCCGCAAGAGTGGCATCGATGTTCTAGCAATGCTATTAATTCTTTTTCAAATTTTTCTAAAGTTTTTTCTTCTTTATCAATAGTTGCAGTTTGTTTAGCAATTGTACTATTAATACTGTCTCGTTCTTTTTTATTTTTAGACCATTCAACTAGTGCTCGTTGATTAACAATCTCACTTTCGATGTCTACATGGGATAATACCGAAATACTTTGCTGTAATTCGTTAATACTTTTGCTATTATTATCAAGCCATAACCGTTGCTTACGTTCTAAACTTTGAATACTTTGCTGAATTCTATCATTAGATGCTTTAATAGTTTCTATCTTAGTATTTTCCGAAGTTATTGTATCTTTACTTTGTCGAATTTGATCTTTGAGGCCGTCTGCTTTTTCAGTTAACTGAGTAATACCTAATAATTGCTCAATAATATTTCGCTGATCGGCCACTTTCATTGAAAGAAACGGTTCGGTGTAAGTATTCAATGCTACTAAGTGTTTAAACATATCGTGGCTCATCCCAAACACATCTTCGATGGCTTTTTGGGTCTCTCTACTGTCACCTTGACTTTCGTCTACATCGGTAGTTTGTTCTTTACCATTAACTGTAAATTTTAACACATTTGGTTTACGTCCTCTTTCTATGTGATATTTTGTATCACCAACACTAAATGTTACAGTAACTAACATTCCTTTATTGTTAATTTTGTTGACTAAGTTATCTTTTTTAATTGAGGTGAGTGCGTTACCATAAATTGCGTAACTCAACCCATTAACAATAGTTGTCTTACCAGTGCCATTACGAGCACCGCTGTCGTCGCCTCCTAGGTCTAAGTTTTCACCTAATACCAACGTAAGATGTCCTTTATCAAAATCAATTGCTTGAGTTTGATTACCAACACTCATGAAGTTGCGTACAGTTAAATTCTGAATTTTGATCATAAGTCTTTATAAATTTCTAAAAGTAATTTGTTATCATATGCTTCGCTTTCGATTGCAGCAAGTTGCGCCATAACAATAGTGTCTACTGATTCAAATGTTACATCGATAGAAGTAGCTGAAGATTCTACTTCAACTTTTTCCGGAATTAACATTAATTCTCGCAGATTATATTGTGGTAAAAATGTTTCTCTAATAAAATTAGCTTCTTCGAAACTAATCGGCAAGTCAATAGTTACTCTGCAGTGCATTTTTTCACGTAATAGCGAATCGGCATTGTCAATTAAATCACTAAGCTTAAACACCCGATATAGTGGTTGATTTGGCCATGCTTTGTATACAGGAGAATTACCCCATTCGAGTATCATCATTCCACGATCATCGTCGCCAGCATCGGCATAATTATGTGGGAATGCATTTCCTATATAGGAAATATTTCGATTATGCTGCCGTTTGTGAAAATGTCCGGTAAACACATGTTCTTGATGTTGAAAGTGTGTACTTTGTAATTGTCCGTGATCTGGCATCTGTACCATAGCATTCATGAAAAAGCTCGGCAATTCTAGATGGCCAAACATATATCTACTTTTGATATTGGGAATTTTTTTCCATTCGTCGCCCACTAACCAAGGCATTATTGTAACATCGCCTTGGGTAATAATGCTATCTACAACTGTTATACCTGGAATATATTTTCCAAAGGCTGCACTATGTATATCTCGTTTATCTTTGTAGTATAAATCGTGATTTCCGGTTATAAAGAAAAATTGGTCGAATGATTTCCCTAATTTTTCTAGTGCTCTTAAACTGTAATGCATTGTGGAGATATTCATAGTATTTCTATTATGTTGATAATCTCCACAAAAAATGCCAGTATCGCAATTTTCAGCCTTAGCAGTAGCAATAAACCAATCTACAAAATCCTCACAATCTTGATTGTGTGTTACTGAATTAGATTTTAGACCGAAATGTATGTCGGTCATTACTGCTACTTTTTTAAATAAATTGCTCATTTAAACCCTTTCTATAGTCTACACTATTATACTATAGAAAGTTGTGAAAGTCAATCTATATCACCGTCGGAACTTCCCCCTGCCCCTCCTGAATTTTGTCTAGTCCAACTAGGATTCATTCCGTTAATTTCCAGTATATCGTCTCGTATGTTTTGATTTCTTTTTTCAATGTTGATGATTCGCACGAATGAATTTGTAACAGCAGCAGTGTAATAAGCAAATGGATTATCGGATTTTGATTCATCGAACTGTAAACCTATTTGAGTTAATTGTAAAATAGCCTGCCCTTTCATTTCGTCGTTATACGTATATCCTCGAACATTGCCTCTTGTTGCGTATCGGTCGCATAATTTTAAAAACATTCTTGCAAGATTATTAGTCATTTGCCCTTTGTCTTTAGTAAATTTACCATTATCGATCGAACCAACCCAGTGACTTTTACCAACACATATTAAGTGTCCGTCTTCTGAATATTTCCAATGTTGAAATGGTGGAAAATTAACTTTGTCATGGCTATCAGCTACATTTTTGAGTGTCTTCTTACGACCCGGAGCAAGCGGAATATGGTCGTATGTCATTACTCGAAATATTAATTGATCTTTTGGAACAGATGCCGGGTCTACTTCAAAGTTTTTTAAGCTAGCACGTTTATCGGTCTCTAATGCTTTTTGGTATGCAGCTTTTGCCATTTTAATTGCACGTATTTTCCTAGCATCTGCAATTGCTATTTCGTTAATTTTTTCTAAATCGAGCACTATAAGATCGTATTCGCTAAATTCTGGTTGTGTAAATTCACAAAATGTGGTTTTACTATTATGAATTTCTTTAAGTAAATCTTTATTAGTTAAATATTTTATTTTTGGTATTGCAGTAATTGCCATTTGTATCTCCAAGATATAGTATATATTAGCACATTTTGATAAAGATAAATATGAAAAAGGACAAATGAAATGGCATTATCTACTAATCCGGCTTCAATTATAACTGCATCTGCCGCAACATCGTCGGCAGTGAATGCTTCTTCTAACGTTGCAGCCACAGCAGAATCTATAACCGCTAATATAAATAAAGCAAAATTAGCCCTTAGTGTCAATAATCTATCGGGAGTAATTGGGTCAGGGCTCAACGGAGCCACAAACGCAATTAACAATGCTACAGCATCAATTAATGCATTATCGACCCGAACTGTTTCAAATTTAAACAATGCAGTGCAAACAAGTTTAACCGCACAATCTACTGCATTGTTTAGTTCTTTAACAACAGAAGTTGGTAGTAAGTTGTCAGCAATATCACAGCAGCTTGCATCAGGGACATTATCTGGTTCAGAAATTAATGCAGCATTTGCTAAAGCTTCTGCAGATATCGTGCAAGCTACTAGATCACTTAATTTACCATCAGTTGATATTAACAGCTTACTCACCGGAATGGCATCAAACTTTGATTGGGGTAGCCCGGCAACTGTTGTACGAGCAGTAACAACGGATCCAGGTGATTGGCGAGTGCAAATTGATGCATCGGTATTTGGAAAAATAATATTCCCAGTTCTCCCAAATATGACATTATCTCACAAAGCAGAATACAATTCGACAAATTTAGTTCATAGTAATTATTCTTTTATGTCATATAAAAATAGTTCAGTTGACGATATTACAATATCGTGCGAGTGGCCGGTGGAAACTCACGAAGATGCAGAAGAATGGTTAGATATGGTAAAACTAGGTAGGTCACTTACTAAGATGTTTTACGGCACTAGTACTAATTTAGGAAATCCACCACTTATTTGTACACTTAAAGGTTATTCGGGAGGGTACCCGGCAACTCTTTTACCAGATACACCAGTAGTAGTAAAATCATTCACAGTAGACCTTAAAGACGACGTTAATTATATTGCACATGCTGGTGTAAATTATGTTCCTAGATTAAGTAATGTATCTATAACAGTCGGAGTGGTATACAACAGAAATTCTCAGCGAGGATTTAACTTCGACGACTATCGCAGCGGTACTGGAATTATTAAATATTAAAAGCTTATGACAACAAAATATAACAACACATCACCTTGGTTTTTGACATCAATTAATTCTTTATATTTAGATACACTAGTGTACAGAAAAATACCATCGGATCAATACGATGCATCTTATATTATAGAAAATCAATACAAGCATAGACCTGACTTACTAGCATATGATATGTACGGATCTGCAAAACTGTGGTGGGTCTTTGTGCATCGAAATAGAAATATTCTTAAAGACCCAATTTACGATTTTTTACCAGGTATTACCATTCAATGTCCAAATAAAGCTAAATTATTAAGTTCAATAGGAAAATAAGCATGTCGAATATCGAAGATAAGTCAAAACAAAACATACTAAACAAACTAGCAACATTTAACTGCTTGTGGACACTTGCAGCAATATCTGCTGATGAGTTTAATTCTGGGTCATATCGAAGTGGTCCAAATTCTCTTGACAAAGTAGTGTTTAGTTCGGCAGGAAGATACGGAGATGCAAGGGTCCCTACAGTTGACGGCATACCGGAATTCTTTGTTAATAATTTAGAAATGAATGCATTTATTCAACCTACAGGAGCAGCAGGTAATACAAATCAGCAATCGATTAAGTTTGAATTATTTGAACCCTATAGTATGGGTTTATTTTTACAATCGTTACAAACTGCGGCAAAACTTGCAAACTATAATAGTTACATGCAAGATGCACCGTATGTACTGAGATTAGATATAGAAGGTCAAAGTACAACAAATTCATTTAGTTCTATAGGACCTTGGTATTTTTGTGTACGTATTCAAGAAATTGAGTGGACTGCGGACGAGTCTGGCAGCAAATATCAAGTTAAATTATTTCCGTATAACGATCAAGTATTTAATAAATCATCAAATACACTATTTAATGATGTAAAACTAATAGGTAAAGGAGCGTACGAAGCACTTGTATCTCATCCAACAAATAGTTTATTAGTTATGTTGAATAATCGTGAACAAGAGTTAGTAAAAGCAGGAACAAAACAAATAGCAGACAAGTATCAAATAGAGTTCCCAGACTGCGACTGGGGAGGCCCAAATCCTTTTAAAGTTGATAACGATACAGGATCCTTTGAATTCCAAGCAGATTCGTCCGGAGTAATTGGCATTTATAAACGAAACGGTGATGTAATCGACGGCTCTAAAGTTGTTAGAGATCGAATGATTATCGACCCCAGAGAAACATCAATAATGTTATCAAAGGATACTAGCATTACAAATGCAATAGATCTAGTAATAATAAACACTAAACATGTTCGAGAGTCAGCTATGGGACAAAAAGAAATCGAAGACGGAAATGTTATATGGTGGAAAATTTTACCAGACATCATAATAGGCGACGACGATAAATCTCAAAATGCTCGCGCAAAAACATATATATATAAAATTGTTCCATACAAAGTGCATCACAGTATCTTTAAACCTGCACAAGTAGCAGCGCAAGCAATTGATAAACTTAAGCGAGAAATAACAAAAAAATATTACTACATTTATTCGGGCCTCAATACTGAAGTATTAAAATGGGAATTGTTATTTAAAACAATGCATGTTACAGGAGTTGCACCTAATCCTATGTCGAATTCTGGATCAAATGCAAATGCCGGAATTAACGCATCGATTTCTGCGCCTGTTTATGGTAGTTCAACAACTGCTGGAGCTGGAGTAGAGTCATCACCAGCTTCTGTATCTCCCGGAGTTAGGATAGCAAATGCTGTTACGGGTACTATTGCAGCTGGCGGATCTGGTAGATTAGATACTGCACAACAGGTAGCAAATCAATTTCATGCTAATATTCTTAGATTAAACGGCGATATGATAAGTTTAAATTTGGAAATTATGGGCGATCCTTACTGGCTCCCAGTAGCCAATTATCCAAACTACAACCCTCCGGGCGACGGCGGTATGGAGAATGAAGATTTTACTATGAATTTTACAAATAGAGAAATCTGTATCCAGATGGATTTTAAATCGCCACAAGATACAGTAGGAGGAGAAGGGTTTTATAAATTCCAAGAGGCTGGAATTTCTGGACCATTTAGTGGCGTTTACAGGATTAATTCGGTGTTATCAAAGTGGAATGATGGAAACTTTACCCAAACTCTTACTGGATCGTTAATACACGGACAAGATCTAAAAGAAACCCCAACAGACGAAGTAGCAGTAACTACCCTTGATAAGCCTATTGCCGAAAGATCGACATTATTCTCGTCAACATATTACGGTTAAAAAGGAACTACATGGTATTAGATAATAGAGCAGATAGTCAAGAAACTGGCCAGGGTAGTTTAAAAACTGCCCCGTACTTAGCTAAAGTTGTGAGCTTTTTGGATCCGACATTTCAAGGCGGATTTGAAGTAACACTGTTAAGAGAGTCTGGAAATCAAATAGCTGACGAGACACAAACATACATTGTAAAGTATGCTTCGCCTTTTTACGGTACTACTGCTTATGAATTTATGGGTAAAAATATATCCCACGATGATACTCAAAAGAGTTATGGATTTTGGGCAATGCCCCCTGATGTAGGAGTAACCGGTCTTGTTATTTTTATTAACGGAAATGCAGCAACTGGATATTGGATAGCGTGCGTTCAAGATAAGTTTGTAAATCACATGATTCCTGCAATTGGCGGTTCTAAGAATTATACTGGTGGTAGTTACGATCAAGGTGAACACCCGTTACCAGTGTCGGAGCATAATAGAAAAGCTAATGCAATGGAAAAAAGTCTTGAAATTGATAAAATTGCACGAGCTGTGCATCCAATTGCTAAAGTATTTCAGACACAGGGATTAATTCGAGACGAGTTTAGAGGAACATCAACATCGACTGCACGTAGAGATGTTCCTAATATGGTATTTGGAATGAGTAGCCCTGGACCTCTTGATAGAAATGGAAAAAAATCATTTATAGGAAACAAGCAAAGTTCTGCACTAATGCCAGTTAGTCGATTGGGAGGTACACAGTTTGTAATGGACGATGGAGACGATCGATATTTTAGAGAAAAACATGCATCTGTAGCCCCGCCTAAATATATTAAAGGTGGCGGTAATACATCGATACCGTACAACGAACATTTTAGAATTCGAACACGCACAGGCCATCAAATATTATTAAGCAATGCCGAGGATTTGATTTATATAGGCAATTCCAGTGGATCTGCATGGATAGAATTAACATCTAACGGCAAAATTGACATTTTTTCAAATGATAGTATTAGTATACGAACAAAGCAAGATTTTAATTTTCGATGCGATAGAGATTTTAATATCGACGCTGGCAGGAACATAAATTTTCGTGCTGGAGCCGAAATGTATACTGAAGTTAAAACCGACAGTGTTATTATGATAGACGGTAATCAAAAAATTAAAATCAAAGGAAAAGTTGATTCTACGATAGAAAAGGCATTTACTAGTAAAGTAGGAGCAGATTATAATCTTAATGTGGTAGGTAGCATTGCAGAAACATCCGGCGGTACAAATGAAACTAAAGCCGGCGGCAACATAATTGAGACAGCACCGTTAATACACATGAATGGACCGAATGCAAAGACTGCGGCTATTGCAGAGTTACCAGTATTTTTAAAAACACATTCTTTACCTGATTTATCGGCACCAGGAGCAGCTCAAGAAGCAGTAAAATTGTCAACAATATTACGCAGAGTGCCGACTCCTGAGCCATATCCTCAGCATGAAAATTTAGATCCAGTAGCATACGGAGCCGATAAAACTGATAGAGATATAAAAAATAGATTTCAAGAAATTTCAGAGTCTGAAACAACAGACTTAGAAAAACCACCTACGGAATGGAAAAAGTATAAAAAACCAGCCGATAGTCCGTTTTAAAGAGACAACATAATGACAACTGTATATAACACAAAAGTAATTCCTCAAAACAAAGTTAGCGTAGGTGACGATAATACAGAATTTAGATACAAAGGATTTAATTCTAGAGTCCCTTCTCAAAATTTTAAAATGTATGATTTTGAATTAGTAAAACAAGATTTAATTAACCATTTTTATATTCGAAAAGGCGAGAAACTTGAAAACCCGGACTTTGGCACTATTATTTGGGATATTATCTTTGAACAATTTACTAGTGTTGTTAGAGATAGTATCGCTAAAGATGTTGAAAAAATTATTAATTATGACTCTCGACTAAAAGTAAGTTCTCTTAATGTTGATAGTACAGAGCAAGGTATTCGAATTCAAGCTGATTTGATATATGTTCCAGAAAATTTAACAGATACATTAACTCTAGTATTTGATCGCAGGAACAGTATAATAATATAATTATTAAATAGTCTGATAATTTTAATAGATAAATACTAGATAGGGTGCAACATAAATGACAACTACTAGTAGACAAAATAATTTATTATTAAATCAAGACTGGAAAAGAATTTACCAGACTTTTAAAAATGCCGATTTCAAAAGCTATGACTTTGAAAATTTGCGTCGTGTTATAGTTACATATCTTCGAGAAAATTACCCAGAAGACTTCAACGACTATATCGAAAGCTCGGAATATATGGCTATTATTGATGCTGTTGCATTTCTAGGCCAAAGTCTTGCATTTCGAATTGATTTAGCTAGTAGGGAAAATTTTATAGAATTAGCCGAAACAAAGGAATCAGTTCTTAGATTATCAAGACTACTTTCATATAATGCAAAAAGAAATACAGCCGCTCAGGGTCTTTTAAAATTTGATACAATAAGTACAACTGAAAATATCATAGATAGTTCTGGAAAAAATTTATCAGGGCAAAATATAATTTGGAACGATCCAACTAATCCAAATTGGTTTGAGCAATTTATTACTGTATTAAATTCAACAATGAGCGACAATACAGAATTTGGAAGAGGACAAGGGTCTCAGACAATCCACGGCATTCCTGCCGAGCAGTATAGATTTAGATCAGTATTCGCCGATGTACCTTTATTTAATTTTAATAAAGCAGTCGCTAGTCGACGCATGGCATTCGAAATTGTTAGCACAGCATTTGGTAGTAATGAAGATTTTCACGAAGAGTCGCCGTTGCCCGGAAGAGAAATGGGATTTGTTTATCGACAAGATGGCCAGGGCACCGGAAGTGCTAACACTGGATTCTTCTTAATGCTTAAGCAAGGTAGTTTAGAAGCAACTGAATTTGAAATTGCAATCCCCTCAACTAACGAAGTTATAACAGTTAATATGCCAAATATTAACAATGATGATGTATGGTTATACTCATTAGATGGAAACAAGTCTCAAACTAACGAGTGGACAAAAGTTTCTGCCATTACTGGAAATAATATTGCATATAATAGTATAGCTTCAAATATTCGAAACATATACAATGTTGTAACCAAAGCCGATGACAAAATAGATTTAGTTTTTGCAGACGGAGTATACGGCAATTTACCTCAAGGTGCATTTAGAGCATATTATCGAATTAGTGTTGGGCAAAGTTATGTTATAACTCCTTCTGAAATGCGAGGAATTACTATCGGCATCCCTTATAAAAATAAATCCGGAGTTATTCACGAGCTCACTATTAATTTGAGTTTAAAATCTGCAATATCAAATGCTACCGCAGCTGAAGACATAGACAGCATTAGAAATCGAGCACCGGCTATATATTATACGCAAAATAGGATGGTAACAGGGGAAGATTATCAGTTAGCACCGTTATCAAGTAGCCAAGATATTCTTAAAGTGAAGTCTATTAATAGAACATCAAGCGGGATTTCAAGGAATTTTGATATTGTTGATGCTAGCGGTAAGTATAGTAGCGTTAATATATTCTCAGATGACGGATACATTTTTAAAAACGACTCTGAAATTGAATTAGCTTTTAAGTTTTCTAATAGAGCAGATATTACAAATTTCATTAGACGACAACTCGAGTCGGCATTATCAGCGGATAACATTTATAATTTTTACTTAACTAAGTACGAAAAAATCGCATTTTCAGAGTTAAATATATCATGGACACAAGTAACTTCAGATGTAAACTTGTCGACTGGATATTTTGTCGACAAGTTTGATACGTTGTTAAAAGTGGGAGCGTATACTAGCAATACGTTAAAACATCTTACATCGAACGCATTAATTAAATTTATACCCCCAGTTGGAAAAGCATTTAAATTAGGGTCTATTGTAGATATCGATACAACAGATTCAACACAGACTGATAAAATTTGGGTAAAGGCTGTTAAGATTACAGGCGACGGTACTAATGCAGGACGAGGTATACTATCTACGGGGTTAGGCCCTGTTATGTTTAATGATGCAGTTCCTACTGGTGCAATTGCTAGTAGAATTGTTCCTAGATTTTTGACTAGTTTGCCCGATGCACTAGAATTGCAAATGATTAATATTATTACAGCAGGGTTAAACTTTGGATTAAGATACGATTACGTATCGTTATCTTGGAAAATTATTACTGCTGCTAATTTAAATTTATCCTCATTTTTTAATAATGGATCTGCTGGAGACATATCTAATACTAATGCTGATGCATCGTGGATAGTTTCATTTGTTAACGATATCGACCGATACACTGTTAGCATACGGAGTATAGATTATGTGTTTGGAAGCTTAAAACAAAACAGATTTTATTTTGATGCCAATCAAAAAACATACGACAGCAGAACTGGTAAAACTATTAAAGATCAAGTAAAAGTATTAGGAATCAATACTGACAACTCTCTAATTACTCCGTTAATGCAAGATCTTATATTTGAAATTAGTGATGCTATTAGATATGAAGATGGATACCAAAGTACAAACGAGATAAAAATTGCGTTTTCTGACAGTGACGATGACGGAGTCATTGATAATCCCGAAGCATTTGAACAAATTGTAGGATTAGATACTGATTTAAAATTTTTATTTTTTAGAAAAATCGACGACACAACTGGTAATATTAAATTTGAATTTATAAATAATTTAAATAATTCGACGATACAGTACGCATTAACACAACTCACTACAAATGCAGCAGACTATTCAGTTGGAGATCTTGTTTATTTTTATGCAGAATCTGAAGATAAAGTAATGAAAGTTGTTCAGGCTGGATTGTCAAAGGCATTTGAGTATGATCCTACATATCTTGCATTTGTTGGCAGAGCTGGATTAAAATTTCAGTATATACATAATGCAAATGTTGACAGGCGAATCGATCCTAGTGTTAGTAATATCATCGATGTATACTTACTAACAAAAACATACGACACTGAATTTAGAAACTACCTCAAAGGAGCAGTAGACATACTGCCGACTGCTCCGTCTAGTGAAAGTCTAAGAATTACATACGGATCAGCATTAAATCTTATTAAAACAATAAGCGACGAAATTATTTACTATCCGGTAAATTATAAAGTATTATTTGGATCAACAGCAGTCCCGTCTTTACAGGCACAATTTAAAGTAGTAAAAAATTCTACCAAATCAATTAATGATAACGATCTTAAAGTTAGAATTGTAAGTGCAATTAATTCTTTTTTCGATGTTGCAAATTGGGATTTTGGAGATAGATTTTATGTTGGTGAACTAATAACTTACATTACAAACAGCGTATCTCCTGATATTAGTAATTTAGTTATTGTACCAACTCAAGCTAGTCAATCTTTTGGCAGCTTATTTGAAATTCAAAGTAACCCTGACGAACTCTTTGTTAGCGGGGCAACAGTCGATAACATTGAAATAGTAGCAGCTATAACTGCTTCTGAAATTCGTGTTCCGGTAGAAAATATAGTTAACTCAACAAGATAATATGACAGATAAAATTTATACTCAAAGTGGCGTACCAATTCGTAGAACTGTAGACTTACTACCTGCAGTATTTCAAACTCCAGCAAATAATAAGTTTATGGCAGCTGTGCTTGATCCATTAGTGCAGCCAGGAAAGCTAGACAAAACTGTAGGATATATTGGTCGTAGATATGGTAAAACATTTAATAGTACAGATGTATACCTTGATACCGACCAGACATTACGTAGTAGATATCAATTAGAGCCTGCTGTAGTAGTCAAAAAAGACGAGAAAATTTTAAATTTTTATGATTATATTGATTTTAAAAATCAATTACAATTTTTTGAAAATAAAATTGATAGAGACGATTCAATTACTGAGCAGGATCATTACTCGTGGACACCTCCGATTGACTGGGACAAGTTTGTTAACTATCGAGAATATTTTTGGGTTCCAGAAGGACCTCCAGTTGTTAACATAACAGGTCAATCTCAAAATATAGTAAGTACTTATAAGGTTGGGTTAGGTGTTGGTTCGACTTTTATTTTCTCCCCAGATGGAAAAACAAATAATCCAACAATTACTCTCTACAGGGGTCAGACATATAATTTTCGAGTTAATGCACCTAACAACGGATTTGTAATACGTACATCGTATGATATTGGATCTTTATTGTACAATCCTAATTTATCGTATTCAAAAAATCAATACGCGATATACGATGGTAAGTTATGGAAAGCTAACACAAACATATCGTTTACTGAAGGTAGTTCAATTAGCATCGAGTCGGCTGACTGGGATTTTGTCGAAACTGCTACATCAACGTCGATTTTTGACTACACTACAGGAGTTACAAATAGCGGAACTGAAAACGGAACAATTACTTTTTCAGTTCCGCTAGATGCACCTGATGTATTGTTTTATCAAAGTGTACTTGATCCGAACATGTTTGGCAGATTTATCATTGCTAATGTTGAAACCAACACAACTATAAATGTTGAACAGGAAATTTTAGGAAAACAAACTTACTCTAGCACTAATGGTGTTGTGTTAAGTAACGGGATGATAGTTTCATTTTCGGGAAAAGTAACACCGTCTAACTATTCTCGAGATAGCTGGCTAGTAGAAGGTGTTGGTGACAAAATTAAGTTAGTAAAATTTCAGGATTTAATCCCAAGTAATTTTACCGCTGATGTTCCTGAAATTTTATTTGATAATAGAGGGTTTGATGCTGAACCGTTTGACGATGCAGCATTATATCCGTCTTCTAAGGACTATATAACAATTAATCGTACAAGTCAAGATTCAAATCCGTGGAGTCGATATAACAGATGGTTCCACCGATCAGTCTTAACATATTCTCATGAATTTAATGGTACAGATTTTGATGCAAGCGACGCAGCTAGAGCAAAACGCCCAATTATTGAATTTTTAAGTAATATTCGATTATTTAATCATGGAACTATTGCAAAAACTCCAGTTGATTTTGTAGATACTTTTACAACAGATGTATTTTCAACAATCGAAGGTAGTCAAGGGTACATAGTCGACGGAGAATATTTATTTGATGGTGCTAGACTATTAGTAACTGCAGATACTGACAGGCTTGCTAATAATAAAATTTATGAAGTAAATTTTATTAATCATAGCTCTGGATCGTCATATAGAGGTGATTGGGATATTAATATTTCTTATCGAACTGGAGAAACTGTGCGATTTAATGGACAATCCTTAACTGCACTAAGCAATTCCCCTTCGATTAAGTTATCGATTTTGTCTACTTCTGGAATAACAAATCAATTAAAAGTTTTAAAAAATACTAACATTAAACCAGGAATGGCTATTTCTTTCTCTGGTACTTCGGTGGGTAATGTGAGTTTAGATACAACTTATTATATTGTATCAGTTAATAATTTAAATTCGAATTCGACAGAATTTACGATATCGTTGATACCACAAGGTGATGTACTTAACTTAGCAAATGCAGTACCCGAAGGTAATTTGATGTTGGCTAGCACCGCTATGTATCCAACATCTTCAATATGGAAAGTTAGTCCTGACTTAAGACAAATAACTCTTAAACATATTAACGATTCTGAATCATATATCGGTGAATGTGTATTAGTAAAGAGAGGAACACAAATTGGAAGCATGTATCATTTTGTAAATGATGCATGGCATCTAAGCCAGCGTAAAATGTCAGCAAACCAGTCTCCGTTATTCGAAGTAGTCGACGATGACGGAGTTAGCTACAGTGATGTATCGAGATACCCGGCAAGCACATTTTCAGGTTCTAAAATTTTAAGCTATAAACTTGGAAATTCAATTATTGATACTGAATTAGGATTTAGTATTAGTTATTTAAATATTAACAATATTGGTGATATAACATTTAATTTTGATTGGGATATCGAATCGTTTCAATATGAATTAAATAGGACACAAATTGTAAAACCTATTTCGGCCGGGTATTATGAATCCATAGAAACTGGAGAGTACGGAAATTGCTGGATTAAATCCGACAAACGCTTTTATCAACCAATTATCGATACCGTAACAATTACTACTGAGTCAAATATTGCAATTATTGATGCTATCGATTGGGCAGCTACTCCTTTAGACAATATTTATAAAACAATTATATATGTTAACGGAGAGAAATACACTGCACCTGTAGAACGAGTCGATAACAAATTTATATTTAATGTATTATTACCTGTCGGAACAGTAGTATCTATTAAAGTATTTTGTAATGCAGAGCCCAAGTACGGCTATTATGAAATTCCTATTGGCTTAGAAAAAAATCCGTTAAATCAAGATATTACCACATTTACATTAGGAGAAGCAGTAGATCATATATCTACTGCGGTCGACATTTTTAGTGAGTTTAATGGGATATATCCTGGAAATAGTAATCTTAGAGACATCACTGGGTATCAGCATCTAGCGAAACGCTTTGTTAAGCATTCTAGCATAACTCCTGTTGCAATTGAATTATTATGTGACAAACAATTAAATGTAATTAAATCGGTAGAGTATGCAAATAATGCATATCGAAATTATAAAAATAACTTTGTTCGACTAGCAGAGACCCTTGAGTACGATAATGATCCAGTTCAGTTTGTTGATGACATTATTGTCGAAATGACCAAAGTCAAGACTCAAACTACTCCGTTTGCAGACTCTGATATGTTAGGAGTAGGGGCACATACTGCAAAAGTTTATGTAGTAGAAGACCCAGAAATTAAAGTATTTGCGTTGTCTAATAAATTTGACCTCGACACATCGAGTCGCCGTGCTGTTTACATTTATTTAAATAACTTACAATTAGTTGTATCTCGAGATTATATTTTCAATTCTAATTTTGGATTTGTTGAATTACTAGTTGACGTATCAGAAAATGATGTTGTTGTTATTAAAGAATATGTAAGTACGGCATTTAGTTATATGCCTCCGACTCCTACTAAGTTAGGGCTATACAAAAGATACTTGCCGGAAAAATTTTTAGATAATACATATATCGAACCGATTAATGTTATTCGTGGTCACGACGGCAGCATTACTGTTGCGTATAACGATTATAGAGATGATGTTATTTTAGAATTAGAAAAGAGAATTTATAATAATATCAAAAAAACATATAGCACAGAAATATATGATATTGATTATATATTTGGCGGCAAGTACGGAAATGCAGTTTACTCAAAATCACAATTAGATTCTGTTATATCTAAACAATTTAGACAATGGGCACAATTTTCTAGAACTGAATTTGTCGAAAATCAATTCTTCATTCCGAGCAACCCGTTCACTTATACTTACAGCGACTTAACTGATTTAACAGGTGAAGGCAATTTACCAGGATGGTGGAGAGGATTATACAATTGGTTTTATGATACTGATACTCCTCATTTAACACCGTGGGCAATGCTTGGTTTTTCTGAAAAACCAACATGGTGGGATAGCGAATACGGAGAATTCCCATACACAAGCAATAACTTAATTTTATGGGAAGATATTCGCGACGGTATAATTCGAAATGGACCTACAGCTGGGACACATGACAGATACAAGCGTCCTACCATTTTAAGTCATTTACCAGTAGATGCCGACGGTAATTTATTATCACCAATAGATTCAAATTTAATTGGTACTCTCCCCCTAGTTGATAAAAACAACGATTTTAAATTCGGCGATGGATCTCCGGTAGAAACTGCATGGAAACGTAGCAGCGACTGGCCGTTTTCTTTAATTATTGCATCATGCATAATGAGACCGTTTGAATTTATTGGTGAAAACTTAGATAAAAATAGAGTAAAATTAAATAAGATAGGGCAAACAGTATGTGTAGAGTCTAATCAATTTTTAAAACTTGAAAATATAGTAATACCGGAAGTTGGCGGAATCGTCTCATCAGGATTGATAAATTATATAACAGACTACGGTAAGTATGTGAATTTGCCGCTAACTACTATATCTGAAAAGATATACGGTATTGATGTACATCTTTCTACACGATTATCGGGATTTGTTGATAAAACTCAACAAAAATACATTTTAGATAGTAAAAATCCTAATGCAAAAACTAGTAGTATTTTTGTACCCATTGAAAATTATAACATAATTTTCAATGTTGGAATTCCTATGCAAACAGTTACTTATAGTGGAGTAATAATTGAAAAAGCTGAAAGAGGATACAAAATTTATGGGTATGACAATCTCAATCCAGTATTTAAATATTATAGTCCCCAACTAGTCGAGAGTCAATTACTAAGCGTAGGCGGGGTATCTGATAATTATGTAGAATGGGAATCTAATGTTACATATTCTAACGGAACACTAATTAAATACTACGATAGCTTTTATCGAGCAATTAAGTCACACAACAGTGGCACAGTGTTCGAGGCTTCATTATGGAAAAAAATACCCGCATTACCTCTTACTGGGGGAGTTACAGTATTTGTTAGAACTCAATTTTATAAATCTAAAGCTGAAGAACTTGAATACGGTACAATTTTTACATCTATACAAGATGTTGTTGATTTTTTATGCGGATATTCGGAATATCTTAAATCTGAAGGTTTTGTATTTGACGAGTATGATACTGTTTTGCGAGAAACTAGAAATTGGGTAACCAGTATTAAGGAATTCTTATTTTGGACTCGCCATAACTGGGCACAAGGAGCATTGCTATCATTAAGCCCGGCAGCAAACAAACTTACGTTTACTACTTCAGTCGGCGTGGCGGAAAATTTCTTAGATGGATTCTATGATTATCAAATCTTAAAGAATGACGGAAATGTATTATTACCTAGTGCAATTAATGTAACCCGCGAGTTCCAACAATTAACGGTTGAGACAGTTAATTTATCAGACAGCATATATCTACTCAAAGCGTACTTAGTTTTAAAAGAGCACGTTGCTATTTTTTCAGATAGAACTGTATTTAATGATGTAATATATGATAAAACTACAGGGTATCGTCAAAACAGATTGAAATCAAGAGGATTTAGAACTACAGATTGGGATGGTGATTACACAAGTCCAGGATTTATATACGACAATGTTAATATTACACCGTGGTCTCCGTTTGTTGATTATAAATTAGGTGATATAGTATCGTATCGTTCTTATAATTGGACAAATTTAAAATTCCAATTAGGAACTGACACATTTGACGAATCTAAGTGGAGCAAATTAGATGTAACACCCGAAAGTCAACTATTATCTAATTTTGATTACAAAATTAATCAATTCAGTGATTACTATAATTCAGATGCTGACGGAATTGGATCTAGTCAACGAGATCTTGCAAGACACGCAATCGGTTATCAAACTAGAGATTATTTACAAGAAATTGCAGAAGATCAAGTTTCCCAATTTAAACTGTACCAAGGATTTATACGAGAAAAAGGCACTGCTAATGCATTGGTTAAATTATTTGATAAAGCAAACACTGATATAGATGCCGGAATTGTATTAAACGAAGAATGGGCGTTTCAAGTCGGTAGGCTAGGAGGTACCGATCAAGTTTCATATGTTGAGTTTGAAATTAATAAAGGTGATTTTGAATTAAATCCTCAGCCAATTATAATATCATCAACAACCGGTAACTACACTGATTTATATATTAGGACAGATCAAAGTAAGTTCAGTTATGCACCGATTCCTTTTACTACCGCTGTTAATCCGACTAGTCAGTATACAGGAATTACTAGATCGGCAGGTTACGTAGCACTTAATCAAATAGATTACACAGTACGAACAAAATCTGATTTAAAAACAATTGATATTAATACAGTTCCGGAAAATACACATTTTTGGATTACTTTTGATAATTACACATGGTCAGTATTACGATTCAACTTTACTAGTTCTATATATATTACGAGTATTGTTAAAGTCGATACCTTAGTTACAGTAACAGTTAATCGCCCTCATTTATTAAATGTTGATGACTACATAGGTATTCGAGATATCGACGAGCTAACTGGATTTTTTAATATTGTTGCAGTAACCGATACATCTTTCACAGTTGTAGTTGAATCTACTTCGTTATTGATACCGTTTGATTCTAGCACAATCTCATACAATCTATATTTACTAACCAATGCAAGATATAAATCATTTGCAGATGTTAACCGTGAATCTTTAACATTACTGAAGACTAATTCTAGAATATGGATCGATGATATATATGGAGATGAGTCGGCATCAACCGCATGGCAAGTTTTGCAAAAGCAAACACAATTTGTTGGGTCTACTGTTAGTAATTATTTAATTACGAATCCTTTACGCGTCGGATCTGCGGTAGCACATGCTATTAGTTTGAACAGATCACTAGTCGGTATTCCTGGTTCGGGTCAAGTTATTTCGCTAGCGGACTATAATAATACATTAGCAGTTAGTCAAATTATAATTCCGGCATCGGGATATGCTACTGCATTAAATTTTAGTTTCGGTGCAGTGCTTGCATTAAGTCCGGACGATAAATGGTTAGCAGTAGGAGCACCTAATGCTAGCGGAATTAAGAGTAACTTTGCAGGCGAATTTAATCCAGCGGCTGCATATTCAATTGGTGATATTGTATTATACAAAGGACAACTTTGGGAATCTGTAGGTACTCGAATTGGCGATGGTAGTACAATTGACATATATACCGAAGACTGGAAACCAGCGACATTAGTTAAGGGAGATTTATCTGGATATGCAGGCCCTACCCACCAAGGAGCGGTATTCTTATATAAATGGCAGTCTAATCAATGGACGGTATCAGATGTAATTGTTAGTCCTAGGGTATTTGCTAATGAATACTTTGGATCTAGTATTTCGATATCTGTATCAAACGGCAAATATTATATGGCGGTCTCGGCAACTGGTGCAGTAAACAGTACCGGCCGGGTTTACTTATATGTATATGAAAACTCTAAATGGAGTATAGTTGAAGATCGAAATTATAGAGGATTATATATTAGTATTGATTCTACAGAATATGTAATTAATGATATTGTATTCCCTGCCAGTTCAGTAGTTTGGTACAATAACAAGTTATGGACTGCCACTGTTGACATTATTAAAACGCAAAACACTGCATTTAATGATGAGATGTGGGAGTTAGTTGAAAATTCTGGTAGTTTCTTACCATCAAGAACAGCATACGACGAAGAAGTGTTAACATTACCAACTGGTTTGTTAGGAGATTCAACATCTAATACTTTACAATTTTCTGAAATGGTAAAGCAAGGTGATAACTTCGGGCATGCTATATCAATGAGTCGAGATGGCAGTATTTTGGTAGTCAGTGCTCCTAACGCAGATAATCAATATTTTGAAAATTATAAAGGAGTATGGAGTCCTTATCAAGTTTATTACACAAACGATGTAGTACGATATGAAGACCCGCTAACTAGTATTAGTTCTTATAGAAAATTGTATGATCCAAGATCAGATAACGATCCATCGACAGACTCATCAGTTGTATATGCTAGTATTAATCAATCACCAGAGCGAGATCCGTGGGCAATTGTAGGCGACAGTTCTAGATTGCCTACAGGAAAGGTATTTGTTTATCAACGATCGTTAGCTGGCGCATATATTCTCCATCAGACTATTACTGCTGCTACTTTAGATGATATAAATGATACAGGTACTAGCGAAATTATTGCTAGTGGAGATCAGTTCGGGCTATCGATGGACATCGATTGGGCAGGATCTACTTTAGTAATATCAAGTCCTAATGCCGATATCAATTTTAATTCTCAAGGATCGGTTTACATTTTTAGAAAAGACTTATCCTCGACAAGTACTACATTTAAACTAGTACAGAAACTGCTAAGCTATGAAGAATTTCCTAATGAGTTTTTCGGTACTAGTGTGTCAATTAGCCAACGTAGTGAACGTATTGTAATCGGTGCAAAAAATGTAAAAAATGCGTCGACTTCGATATTTGATGCAGGATCGATTACTTTTGATAAAAATCGAACTAGCTTCTACGATGCAATCGGAAGTGCTGGGCAAGTATACGTTTATGAAAATAAAGACCAAGTATATTTGTTGGCTGAAAAATTAGAAGCAGATTTGCAAAATTTTGAATCGTTCGGTACAGCAATAGATGCTACAAATTCAGTAATTGTAGTTGGATCTCCTGACTATAAACTCGAATCTGCTTCTGAGAATTTAATAGCAGGACAATCGTATACAATTACTAATGTTGGAACAACTGACTGGTACTCATTAGGAGTATCACGTAATATTACTCCTACAGTAGGAACACGATTTACAGCATTATCTGCTGGATCAGGCACCGGCACTGCACTGTCAACTACTAAAATTGGTAAAGTTAGGGTATTTTCAAAAGATGAAACTACTAACTCGTTACAAGTAATTGCACAAGAAAGCAAGTTAGTTAATTTAGATCTTATAAAAAATATTTCAGTATATGATTTAGAAACAAATATTAATTTAGGTAGTCTCGACATCGTAGATCATTACAAGCTTAATATTCTCGGAGTAGCTGAACAAGAGTTATCATTTAAAACAGTATATGATCCTGCTATATATTCTGTAGGGACAGCAGATCACGAAGTAGACGATTCACAGGCATGGTTTTCTGATAATGTAGGGAAACTCTGGTGGGATTTAAGTACTGTAAAATTTACATACGCAGAACAAGGCGATATTGCATACAGAATCGGTCAGTGGAATTCTCAAGTTACTGGATCCTCTATCGATATATACGAATGGGTAGAATCAATTTACACACCATCAGAGTGGGCCGCATTGTCGATCACCACTGAAGGAGTTTCATTAGGAATTTCTGGCACTCCTAAATTTGTAGATAATTCAGTTTATTCTGTTAAGCCGCTGTATAATTCAGTATCCGGAGAATTATCAAATACACTTTATTTTTATTGGGTTAAGAATAAAACAGCCACTCCCGAAGGTATGCCGACTCGTAGGATTTCTGCTAGCCAGGTAAGCAATTTAATTGCTTCGCCAGAAACAAGCGGACTACCGTTTATTGCACTAATTGACACTGATAAATTTTTATTATGGAATATGCGTTCATTACTAACAAGTGACAATTCGGCAATCAATATCGAGTATGCAGAATCAGCTTATAAAATAAATCCAGTACATACTGAATATCAACTTTTAACAGAAGGAGTAGCTGATAGCTTACCAACTGCTAGTTTAGAAGCTAAATGGATTGATAGTTTAGTAGGATACGATCAATCCGGCAATAAAGTTCCGGATACTAAGTTATCACCAAAACAGCGATATGGATTAAGTTTTAGACCTAGACAATCTATGTTTGCTGATCGGTTTTCGGTACTCGATGCAGTACTAGAAAATGTTAATGTACTATTACAATCTAAGCCATTTGCTGATACTATTAGTTATTCTAATCTTGGATTAGTAGATAGTGTACCAATTCAAGAATTAGCCGAGTACGATTTAGTAGTTCCTCAATATATCGACTTAGAAACAGTCGGAGTTGTTAAAGTAAAGCAAGCTGTACTTGTTGCGAATATTACCGACGGAGAAATCGAATCAATTACAATTCTTGAGCCGGGCGCAGGTTATAGAGTAGTACCGCCGATTATAATTCAAGGATCTGGCATTGGAGCCAAGGCAGTAGCTACTATTGATTCACAAGGTAAAATTTCATCAGTTACTATATTATCTAGGGGTCGAAAGTATTTGTCGGCAGTAGTATCTGTTAGACAATTCTCAGTATTAGTTGAACAAGACGAAACAATTGACAATTATTGGGTTATTTATAGTTGGGATGATCGTCGCAGTATATTTTTTAAGAGAAAAATTCAATCATTTAATACACCTAATTATTGGAAATTTGTTGACTGGTATGCAGCTGGAGTAACACCAACATCACGAATTGTTACTGAAATTTCTAGTTTAACTGAAGAACCGTCAATTAGACCCAACACTGGGGATATTATTCGAATAACTGAATTTGCAAATGGCGGATGGGCATTATTACAAAAAACTGAGTTTGGTGCTGGAACAATACTTCAAAACTATAATCTAGTTGCTAGAGAAAACGGTACAATAGAAATTATCAAGTCGAAATTTTCACAACTATCGGGTATCGGAATTGATACTGTTTCGACGTATGACGGTAATTTCTACGACTTACAACCTACTGCTGAACTTAGAAATATTTTATCTGCAATTAAAGAAGATATTTTCATTGATGATTTAAGAGTCGAATGGAATAAATTATTTTTTACATCAATTCGATATTCTTTTGTTCAGCTACCTGCAGTCGATTGGGCATTTAAGACTAGTTTCCTTAATGCAATACATAAAGTAGGAATGTTAGATCAACGATTAAATTATAAAAATGACAATCTAGAAAGTTATCAACAGTATATCGAAGAAGTTAAACCGTATAGAACTACTATTCGAGAATATACTTCAAAATATGATGCAGTTGAATATGCAAATAATGCAATTTTAGATTTTGATAATCCACCAGCATACTCTACTGAATACGGTAAAATAGTACCAATTACTGCAGAAAATATAATATCAGAAAGCTATCCGTGGCAATCATTCTATCAAAACTTAGGGCAATCTGTAATTGCAATTACACTAATTAATGCAGGAACTGGCTATACTTCCCCTCCGTCGGTATTAATTGATGGATCAGGTACAGGTGCAGTAGCCAAGGCATACTTGTCAAATGGCAGCGTGTCTGGTATAGAAATCTTATCAACTGGTGCTGGATACACATCTGCTCCTACTGTTCGATTAGTTGGCGGTAACGGGTCTTCGACTAATATTGCAACTGCTTCGGCAGTATTAGGCAATGGGCTTGTTAGATCATTAAAAATTGGTATAAAGTTTGATAGAATTTCTAAATCTGGAATTTTGCAAACATATGAACAAGTTGAAGAGTTTATATCACCCGGGTTTACATCGATATTTAATTTAAAATATGCACCTAGCAGAGATAAGAGTAAAATTGTGGTATTAATTAATTCACAATTAATATTAACTAACGAATATTCAATAACATTTTATAAATCAAACATAGATAGTTTTAATTTATTAAAAGGAAAATTAATACTTGCAGTACCACCGGCAGCTGGTGATATTATTACAATAACATACGATAGAAATGACGAATATTTAGATGCTGCTAATAGAATTCAGAAATATTATTCTCCTCTAGCAGGCATGATTGGAAAAGAAATCCCACAGCTAATGACTGGAGTTGACTTTGGCGGTGTACAAATTCAAGGTACAACATTTGATGTAACCGGTGGATGGGACGCTTTACCATGGTTTACAGATAATTGGGATAGTGTAGAAACTCTTTCAGATTTTTACTATGTTGCTGACGGAATCACACCGTATGTTGAATTACCGACAGCTCCTCTTGCTGGACAATTAATATCAATTTATATTAAGAGAGCAACTATAACTACCATGCAAAATATCGATAATATCGGTACCGAAAGTGCACCGTTATACGTATCGAATCCTGCAGTATACGATCAGCGACCAGTAAGAGTTGACGGTGATGATTATCCGTCAGGTAGCGCATTAATACCGACTTTTATCGGAGACGGTGTTACAACAACTGTAGATTTAATCGACCCTGCTACTAATTTACTATATTTTGCTATAAATGAAGGCGATACTTTAATATTCCGACCAATTGATAGCGACGGTTCTGTAATTATTAACGATCCGAATATTATTGATACTCGACTAAGTGGCGGATCTCTTGCAGTAATGGAAGGAGCCTATATCACTGCTACTGGAAGAACTGTTGATGAAATTATCGTAGACGGTGACAAATTCATAAATGTAGATAATGTTCCTGCTACTGAAGAAAACGTCCCTGGCCAAGTATTAGATAGTGTATCTATTAAATTATATCATACACCTTTACAAGGAGCTGCACCTCTGCAAAACAGATTATATTACAGTAATGGAGTAACTGCGGTATACGATATAGGGCTCGTTATTTTAGAATCAACCTCGCTATTAGTGTATGTTGACAAAAATCGAGTTACTAACTACCAAATTGACTATTCATCAAATACTGTAATTTTTAATGAAATACCTAGTGCAGGATCATCAATTGAGTTAATTTCAATTGGAATAGGAGGTGCAAATTTACTTGATTATCGTGAATTTGTAAGTGACGGAACTACTGACTTTTATTTAACTCATGCAAAATATATGCAAACTAGTTCAGTGTTAGTTATAGTAAACGGCAATGAAGTATCATCAGTATATTATAATAGTTCTGAATACTCATCAGTACAAGATCGTACTATTGTACAATTAGGATATACTCCGGAATTCGGAGCAACAATTAAAATTGTATGCGTAGGATCGGCTGCAGGTACGCAAACAACAACTCCTACTTTAATCAGGGTTAACAATCAAACTATAGTGTATGACGGTAGTACTTCTATATTAGAATTAGATAACTTTGTAAATTTAGAAAAGTCGTCTGCAAGTTCGTCGTTGATTGTGGAATTAAACGGAAAACAATTAGTAGGACCTGACACAGTAATTCAAATTTATACTGGATTAAACAATGTTGTAGAAATCGGAAAAGACCCGCAGTTACAACCTGGTACTATTACACTCAATGATATTTCTTTATATATTAACAATGAATTGCAACCGGCTATAATTGTATATACATTTAATAGCACAACAAAAAAAGTTACAATAAATTCTGATTACTTATCATTAAATGACGAAATTAAAATAATTATTTCTATATTAAGTGATTACGATGTAGCTAACAATTCACTAATATTATCAAGTCGACTAACTGATACAATGACAGCAGGCGACGTTTTTGATATTATTTGGTTTAGTGACTATCCAAGTTTTGATATTGTTTCAGATCAATATGTTGGCGGTAAAGTTAAGTATAAGTTGTCGAAGAGACCAGTGGATTCAAATTACTTATGGGTATATAACAATGGTATTCGATTATCTAATAATAAGGACTACGATGTAAATATCTCTAGAGCAGAATTATATTTAAATATCGAAACATCAACAACTGATATTATTAAAATTATTGAGTTTGGCAATGACATTTTAGTTACTACAAGTGCCTACGAAATTTTTAAAGATATGCTAAACGTATATCACTTTAAGAGATTTGTTGAACATAATGTTGTATTGAGTAAAGATTTAAACTATTACGATCAATTTATTGAAGTTAATGATGCATCGTTACTATTTTCTCCTATTCCTTCAAGAAATATCCCAGGTGTTGTAATAATAAATAAGGAAAGAATTGAGTATTTGCAAAAAACAGGCAATAGGTTATTGCAGTTGCGCAGGGGTAGTTTAGGTACATCGATAGGCGAAGTGTATACTGCTGGCATGGCTGTTACTGACAGCAGTATACCTGAAACAATTCCTTATAGAGATCAACAAGAACGATACGATTTTGTTAGCGACGGTAGTAGTTTATTAATAGGTCCGTTGGAATTTACTCCGTTGATGTCAAATAGAACTGCGTGGCATAGAGATACCATTCCGGCCAACTACGGAGCATGTGATCAATTAGAAATTTTTGCAGGCGGAACTCGATTGAGAAAAGATCCACTTGATGTATATAGTGAAGATTTAGGACCGTTAGGTGATTTATCTTCTAAAATACTCGAAGCAGAATTTAGCGTTGACGGCGATACTCCTTATATTCGACTAACTACTCCAGTTGCAGCCGGTACACGAATTACAATGATTAGACGAGTAGGTAAAATTTGGTATGATAAAGCAGAAAGTACAGCTAGTGCAGGAGTAACTTTTCATAAAAATAATAATCCTATTGTTAATTTTATTTTACAAAAGACAACCGATATTCCTGAATAAATACATTATGAAACAACAACAGTTAGAGTCTGAGATGCAAGAACAAAAATTAATTTCTAATGATACTCCGCCAAACGAAGATAGCGGGTTTCATGTTGAAGGGCATATTAAAATATTTGACCCATTGACAAACGAAGTCTTTATTGACAAACGAAATGCGATACATTATGAAAACATAAGCGTTGCAATGGTGCAAAGTTTAAGTAATCAGGGTAAAGGGGCAATTTATCAAATGGTGTTCGGAAATGGGGGTACTATTGTAGATCCGACAGGGTTGATTAGTTACTTAACTCCGAATACTGTAGGAATGAATACCGGCTTATATAATCAAACTTATCAAAAAATAGTAGATCAAAATTCTATAGAAAATTTAGATCCAGTTCGAAATAAAATGGAAGTGAGGCACATTAGTGGCGCTACTTATAGTGATATTGTAGTCTCGTGTTTTCTTGATTACGGAGAGCCGGCTAGTCAAGAAGCATTCGATAACAGCGTCAGTATGCAAAGTGATTTTGTTTTTGACGAATTAGGGTTGCGATCGTATAATCCAGACGGAGTCGGTAAATTATTAACCCACGTCATTTTTCACCCAGTTCAAAAAAGTTTAAATCGGTTATTACAAATCGATTACACAATTCGTATTCAGAGTTTAACTGGTTTTAGCGAGGTCTAATTATGCCATATACCGTAAATTATACAGATAATTCTCAAAAAACACCTATTACTGTATTTGATAACACATCGAATACTGATACTAGTCTAACATTTCCAGGCAGAAATGTTACTGGTTACGGCCAAGCAATTGCTGAGAATTTCTTAGCACTGTTGGAAAATTTCGCTAGTACTTCGGCACCAGTTAATCCAGTTGAGGGGCAAGTGTGGTTTAATTCAAATCCAGCAGTTGCATCTTTGCTTATATGGGATGGTTCGTCTTGGAAATCTGCAAGCGGCGTACAAAAGAGTCCGGTGCAGCCAGGAATTGATCAATCTAAAATAGGAGAATTATGGGTTGATACAGTTAATCAGCAACTAAATGTTTTTAGCGGATCTGATTGGGTGTTAGTTGGGCCTAGTTTTAGTTCGGGATTGCGCAGCGGTCTTCGGGTTGCAGAGCTTGTTGATTCTAACGATATTTCTCGTGTTGTATTAATTGTCGATGTTGAAGATAATCCGATAATTATCATTAGTAAAGATAGTTTTACTCCAAAAGAAGTAATACCGCAATTTTCTGTTATACGAGCAGGTATTAACGTTGTTTCTCCGGATTCAAACGTGTTGAGCGAAACAGCTATTTATGCCGGCGGATTCTTACCGAAGTTGCACGGGTCTGCAACTTCTGCAGACGGCTTGCATATAGCGGGAAATACAATCGATGCTAGTAAATTTTTAAGATCGGATATTGTTAATGTTGTTGATAATGGAATTAATATTAAAAGTGATACCGGAATAACTATTGGTTTAGATAGTACATTTAGTATCACATCTTCTGCTAATTCTGTAAATTTGTATAATAATTTTGCAGGCAGTTCGATAGATCTGCAATCAAATGTATCGGGACGTCCTGCAACAATATTACGAGTAGTGAACGGCAATGTGGGTATTAATACCCTATCTCCTACTGAAAATTTTGTAGTTACTGGTACAAGCCAGTTTAACGGTAAACTTTTTGTATCTGATACCACATTAGCATCTGATGCAGGAACTGGATCAACAGTAATTGCTGGGGGTATGTTTGTTGCAAAAAATGCAATAGTAAATAATCAGCTAACTGTAAATTCTAAAAGTTTCCTACAGCATATTGTCCCCCAATCATCTAACACATACGATCTTGGAACACCAACTCAACGCTGGAATAGCATTGTAACTAAAACAGTTATTGCAGAAACAATCCAGGGAGCACTAGAAGGTAGTATTAACGGCAATGCATTAACGGCTACATCATTACAACAGCAAACAACATTTAGTATTTCCGGCGATATTACAGCACCTAGTTTTCAATTCAACGGTATTGTTGGCGGATTAGCTAAAACATTTGTTACTAGTATTAGTCCCGGGTTAATTACATCGAAAGAAGATGTAACAACATTATCAATACCACAAAAATCTTACTCCTTGCCAGATGATTATGTATTAATTTATAGACCTACTGTAAGTGGTTTATTAAAGGCAACTCGAGATACGTTTGTAGGAGATCTCGGAGTTCCAATTGGAACAATATTGCCATTTGCAGGTAATACAGTTCCGTTTGGATATATTTTATGCGATGGGTCAGAAGTATTAATTGCAAAATATACTAAATTATATCAAGTCATAGGATCGGTATATAATGGAACATCTGCATTAGTAGGCACTGGAACTTTTAGATTACCTGACTTACGTGGAAGATTTCCGTTAGGATTAGATAATATGGATAACGGAATACAAGTATCAGATGGCAGTGCTACATATGACGCTGGCGGTGGTCCTGCAGGCAGAGTACCAGGGATTGATGCAAGCACGCTAGGGGGAACTGGCGGTAATTCAGAGTTTACTTTAAGTATTTCTAGTCTACCTAATCACGAACATAGCATGAAAGGTTCTACTGGTCAACAGTATTATGCATCGAGATTAGATACTGGAGTACCTATCGATACCGGTGCATCATTGGGTGCCGGCGGAACGACAACTAATCAAGTGCAGTATCTACCAACATCAGGCGGTATTAAAACAACAGGCGAAACTAATCGACCATATCCTGTAATGAATCCGCACTTAGCACTAAATTATATTATTCGATGCGGAGCCCCTGTATTTTAAGGTAACAATTACATGACATATTTTATAAACAAAACAGATGGGACTATTCTGTCTAATGTTGCAGACGGACAAGTTGATCAACTATCCAGTGATATAACATTAATTGGAAAAAACTATAGCGGGTTCGGCGAAGCATTAAACGAAAATTTTGTAAAATTATTAGAAAATTTTGCAAATTCTGTACGCCCTTCGCACCCTATTAAAGGGCAAGTATGGTTCGATACTACAGAATCAAAATTAAAAGTTTACAACGGAACATCTTTTGTTCCTGTAAGCTCTGCATCAGTATCGAATACTAGACCGTCTGCACTAGGAGTAGGTGATCTATGGTATAATAATATAGATAAACAATTATACTTTTTCGACGGAACAAATACGGTATTAGTTGGCCCTGATTACTCTGCAAGTCAAGGTATTAGTGGTGTAAAAGTTGTATCTATTTTAGATAAAAATAATATTACTCGAGTAGTAACTTATCTATACACAGGTGGTACATTACTTGGTATATTTTCCAAAGATGAGTTTATTCCTAAAAATACAATTATAGGTTTTAATGACAACGTTGTTGACAAGTTAATTGTTCCGGGATTTAATTCAGGAACATTAAGCGGTCTTAAATTTGCCGTAACAACTACAAATTCTGATCGACTTGACAACGTTTTGGCTACTAATTATGCTAGAAAAGATCAACCTAACACATTTACTGCACAAACGGTTGTATCAACCGATGATGGCATAATTTTTGGAGCAGGAAGACAAGGTATTCTTGATGTTGATTCTGGCACAGTTCGACTTAGCAACACAGCAACAAATAGAAATATTGAAATTAAAGTTCGAAAAAATATCGAAGCAGAGACAGCAATAAGCATTACTACCAGTACACGAGAAGTTAAGATCTATGAAGGTAAACTAGATAGTAATACTATTGTTGGTGGTAATATGCTAGTTAACGGAGATCTAACCGTTCTGGGACAAAGCGTATATGTTGATGTTGCTGATTTAAGAGTTGAAAGTAAGAATATAGAATTGGGTATATCATCTGATAGTTCAAGATTATCTGACTCGGAAGCCGACGGTGGCGGAATAACGTTACATGGTTCTGAAGATCACGGAATTATTTGGTTGTACAATACAGCAACAGCAGGCCAAGCCAATAGCTCGTGGAACTTAAACGATAATATAAATTTAACATCGTCAAAATCTTATAAAATTAACGGTGTAGATATGCTAACATCGACTACATGTTTTGCATCTGTATTTCCTAATTTAACAGGAATCGGGCCCCAAGTTAATTTTACAATAGGAAATATATATGTTGAAAATAATATTATTTCTACCCTTGGATCGTCGAATGCTGATATTGTATTATCTCCAGACGGAACAGGAAATGTTGTAGTTGATGCAAAGAAAGTACATGGATTAACTACAACAAATGAAAGCTACCCGTCGCAGGTTGCAGAAACAGCAAGCTCGACAGCAGCAGTTCCGTTATCTGCAGACGAGTTATCCGAAGCTACAACTAAGAAATATGTAACAAACTTTGTACGTCGCAGATCATTAGTGTTAAGTATGGACATTAGTGATTCACCATCTAATGCAGAAGTAGCAGAATTGCTAACACAAGTTGCTCCGCCTAACGAGCACGAAAATGGTACTATCGCAAGAATTTTATGTACAATAATAACTAACTCAACATCAGTAGCAGATGTAAATTCGAAAGTTGTTAAGAGTTTTAATACTGAATATAACACGCCAACTGGAACTGGGTTTCCATTATCGGATGTGTCAGTTAGTGCAGTTACTGTTCCAGCTCAAACAATTCAAGTAACTCGCGAAGTAAAAACATTCATAATAACAGCAGGAGCTTGGGCATTCCAGGCATAAGATTTTAAGGATCATAAATGGCGTACATAATTAACAAATCGGATGGATCAGTTCTAGTTACTTTAGAAGATGCAACACTTGATATTTCGACTAGTCTTGGACTAGTGGGCAGAAATTATACAGGATACGGAGAAATACAAAATGAAAATTTTGTATTTCTACTTGAAAATTTCTCAGGACCGTCTGCTCCATCGAAACCAGTAACGGGACAAACATGGTATGACACTAAAATTCCTGCGTTGTTTGTATATAATGGTTCTGGTTGGTCACCAATTGGATCACCGACTATCTCGGATACTCCTCCCGGAGAAGCAATTGGCGCATTTTGGTTAAAGTCTACGTCTAACCAATTGTATATATTTACAGGTATTGTTTGGGAACTAATTGGCCCTCAAGCGGTTCCTGGATTTGGTACAACTCGTGCCGAATCATCGCAAATAATAGATAATGTAAATGTAGCACACGCAGTAATTAAAATGTACGTGAATAATTCTATAGATGCAATTTGGGCAGCTGAAGAATTTATCATCAATGATTCAAATAGCATTGCTGGATTTTATAAGTTAGGCAAAGGGCTAACCGTATCGTCACTAGCAACTATTAAAAGTACATTAGATGGCAATGCAAAAACTGCGACTAAGTTTGAAACTTCACGTAAAATTAACGGAATTACGTATGACGGAACAACCGATATCACTATTACATCTAATACTACAAATAGTCTTATACAAGGTAATTTCATAATTGGTGGAGATTTTAACGGGTCTTCGCAAGTTATATGGGATGTAAATGCTACTCCTTTTAACGAAGGTAATAAGATTATTTCTAGAGACGCAGCTGGAAATTTTGAAGCTGGTAATATTAAAGCATCGAGTATATCTGGAACATTATTGGGTAATGTAACTACTGTATCAGGAACTAGTTCATTTAATGATATTTCATGCAATGCTATTACTGGCAGTACTTTTTCTGGAAATGCAGGATCGGCTTCTAGATTAGCCAGTCCTCGATTAATTAACGGCGTAGCATTTGACGGTACACAAAACATTGTTGTCCCTACTAACGCTGAATTTTTAGGTGGCGGATTTATTAACAGTAATGTTAAAATTTCAAATTTAGAAAAAGTTGGAACACTTTCTGATTTATCGATTGCAGATGCAGGTATTTCGATTAGTAATGATAAATTAAAAATTCGAGTAGAGTCCGGGGTGCCTACAGTTAGAGGGCAAGCAGATTCGTTACAGTTGATACTCGAAGCGGGACCGTCTATAACATTTGCAACATCAGCGTATGGGTTAACAGCTGGCGGGTTATTTGCCTCGGCTATACTAGGTGATAATGTATCTAATATCGGTGCACCTACTAAAAAGTTTGGAAATATTTATGCAGCAAACCTATTTGGTAATGCAGATTCTGCAACAGTATTAAAGACTGCAAGAAGAATTAACTCAGTTCCGTTTGACGGAAGCAGTGACATTACTGTTACAGATCCGTCAAAGGTTCCATTAACTGGCGGAACAATATCAGGTGAAGTAACAATTAATGGATATTTAACAATTCCACAGGTTCCGAGTATAGGCACACATGCAGTAAATAAAGATTATGTTGATAATTTTATACTAGGAAGACCGTTAGCATTTAGTTTAGATACTAACGGACTTGACATAACCGGATCTGGCCCAAATTCAGTAGTTTCAATTATTAATGCGTTATCTCCTCCTTATGATTTACCAGTAGGCACAATATGTAGGATTGCATCGACTATGCAAAATATTACCACAACAGCCGTTATGACTACACGACGATATATTAGTCTTACTTATGTATCTAATGTAACAGTAACGCCTACGGTATTTAATCCATTTAGAAATAACAATTTAGTATATCGATCAACAAAGGATACTTGGGTATATGTATCGAGTTAATCTTGTTAAAAATTATATAAAAAATGTTGATGAGATTATACAGCTTGCTGAGAAAGAAAAAGATAATTTTTCAAATCGGTCCCCGGGAAATTTGTATAATTTTTCAACACAGTACGGCGATAGTTGTTTAAAATCGTTGTTTATGTTTAATATGAGCGATAATCTCAAATCGACTATATTCAAAACTCTTAGTAATGAAGACAAAAAAGCACAAACAATTACTCTTAATAGGTACGATCCGGGAGACTTTTTGTTAAGACACCGAGATTCAGTGGGCGAATATTGGAAATTTAAATTAATATTTTTAAGAAGTGATCGCCCGCATTTTAAGTGGTACGATGCAGACGGTACCGGACATTTAGTAAACGAAGAGCCGGGTGCTTACTTAGAAATGCCTATTCAGTTAGAGCATGAGGTTACAAAAATAGAACAAGATGAACAACCGAAGTATAGTCTTGTATTAAGTTGGGGAATATAAATGGAAAAAGAAACAAGAAAGTTATTATTTTTAAAAACGACCGGAGTGTTAATTGGAGAAATTACACCAGATACTGATGAGTCTGCATTAGATTTAACACAATTTAACACTAAAATAATTTCAATTGATCCTGCTAATGAATTTTGGTACGGAGATTACACCACTGGTGAAATTAAATCTAGAATAGATAAACCAGTTATACACGAATCTATATTAAAATATAACACCAATTTAAAAATTTTAAAAGAGTATCCAATACATTCGCAATTAAGCATTATAATTGATTTATTAGAATCAACATCGCTTCCAAAAACTCAAGAATTTACAACAATGCATGAATTTATCACGGCTGCAAGAGCAGAACATGCAGAAAAAGTTCAAGTATTTTCATCTACACCAGATGCATATATATGGCGATCAGTTGCTGATGACGATCTCGAGTATGCTAAGAAAATAGTTTAACATACAGTAGTTAGTTAAATTTAAAAGTAATAAATATAATATTGGGGAAATAATAATAATGACATACAAAGTAGATAAATTTAACGGAACTTTTCTAGTAAATGTTGCAGACGGTACTATAGATACTACTACAGATTTACGACTTATTGGTAAAAATTATGCAGGATACGGCGAAGTACAAAATGAAAACTTTTTACACCTTTTAGAAAATTTTGCTAATTCGAGTGCTCCGCCTAAAGCAATTACCGGTCAACTGTGGTTCGACAATTCGGCAACTGTTAAAAAATTAAAAGTATTTGACGGTACACAATGGAAAGCTGCAACCGGAACTGCTGTACAGAACTCTGCACCAGCGGGACTTACTGCAGGCGATTTATGGTTTGACCCGTCGACAAACCAAGTATCGGTGTGGTCGGGTAACGAATTTATTCTAGTAGGCCCAGAAAATTCCCCTAATTTAACATCTACTGCAGTAATTCCTGTAATTGTTAAAGATAATCTTGGAACTAATCATAATATTTTAAAAGTTAATGTTAATAATAAAGCGGTTGCAATTATTAGCGATGACACATTTATTATTTCTTCAGCCTCTATTGCACAAGAAGACTTGCCAGACTATGCAGGTATTACAATTAAAAAAGGATTTACCTTAATTAAAACTGCTAGCACCGGTGCTTCAAGGGATGATTATTATTTCTGGGGAACTGCTAGTTCTGCATCTGGATTAATAGGACCTGCTGGTGCAGTTCTTGATTATACAAATTTTGTCCTGCGATCTCAAATTAATACGTACGGTGACGAAGGTATAACAATAGGGCAATCGCAAGATTTAAAAGTATGGATTGAAGGTGGCGATAAACCTATTCTTGAAAATCAAAATTACACAGATGTAAACAACACTATTACACTGCGATTACGAACAGACCAGATAAGCGGTAAGCGTGATCCGCTAATTGCATCAAGGACTGCGGTATACCCGGGATCATCTAGCTCGTTTGAATTAGGAACCCAGACTAGTAAGTGGTCAAATGTATGGGCTGACGCATTTATAGGAAGCCTTAAGTCTAGTAATTCAGTATTTGCATATAATGTAGATACAAATACATTTACAGGCATATTCAAAGGAAATGTTGTAGATAATAATAACACTGTTAGATTTAATGCAACTGACGCATCATTTAACGGAACATTTTCTGGTATTTTTAACGGGATTCTAACTGGTAGTTTAATAGGTACAGCTGACAATGCTTCAACTATAGCAGGCAATTATCCGTCAGCATCGGCTACTGCATCAACAGTAGCATTGCGAACTGCAGCTGGAAATTTAGTAGCTACACGGTTTACAGGGATTGCAGACAACGCAGACAAGTTATTAGTAGGTGCAGTATATCAATCAACTTCTTTGCTTAAAGATGCAAATACGATTGCTGCTAGAGACAGTCTTGGAGATATTACTGCTAATATTTTTAGAGGAACAGCAACTGCTGCGCAATATGCAGACCTTGCAGAGAAATATTTAGCCGACGCCGATTATGAAGTAGGAACAGTAGTTGTTATCGGTGGCGAAAAAGAAGTAACTGCATGTAGTTTGGGACAATTTGCTATAGGTGTTGTATCAGGAAGCCCTGCAGTAATGATGAATGCTGATCTTCAAGACGGAACATACATTGCTCTAAAAGGTCGAGTTCCTGTAAAAGTAATGGGCAAAGTTAAAAAAGGAGACAAACTAGTCGCTGCAAACAATGGTTGTGCAATGGCTGCTGATTCTCATTCAAACGATGTTTTTGCAATTGCATTAGAGTCGATTGATATAGATGCAGTTAAATTAGTCGAAGCATTAGTTTTATAAGGATTATATATGGGCGTCGGTTTAAATATCTCGAGTGTCGATTATAACACGATCCGAAATAAAATTATTAACATCTTAGGAGCAGGCAGTGGACAAACTGGATATGGGCAAATGGCTTCTATCGTGAGCTCACCTGTTGCAGCCGGAGAAACTATTACTACTGAGCAATGGGGGAACTTACGATACGATATTTACAATGCATTAGCACATCAAACCGCTACGGCTCCTACCATTTATCAAGTAATTAAAGGCGAAACTATTAAATATGGAGCAAGTGTCCCAAATACATTATATAATTCTTTGGCTGATACAGCACTTATAAATAAATTTAATATAGGGTTAGGACAATACGTTGTAGTTGTGGGCACATATGCTCCACCTAGAATTTTAAGTTGGACTTCGAGCTTAACATCGACAGTTACTGTAACATTTGCATCGGCTGATGCGGCTAGATATTTTTTTAATAGTGGCGGTAAAATTAGATTTACAAGTACTCGATCGGGAGGTAGTAATTCTCCACAGAATACTGCATGGTCTTCATTGTTAAATTCTGTAGGATCTGTTGATTTTGGCGGGTATTCACCGTCGCCGGCTGTTAATTTCTATTCATCCAACACAACAGATAAGTTGTTAGTCTCAGCATCGCTTAGTGGAGTATATAGCGGTGCATCATATAGGATTACTATGAAATCAAATGTTGCAGATAACACTTCTGGTGGAGCAACCATTTTATCATTTACTGTTGCTTGGACTGACTTGTACTCTAATGTAAACGATGTGATAAACGGTACTCTTGATTTAGTAATAAACGAAGTTAGAGCAGCAGGAGTGATGTTACCAAGTGGCAACAATCCATTTTTTATACCAAGTCCGATCTGCACGGCAACTGCAATATCGGGTACATAAAGGATAATCAATGGCAGCTCTAGGCAATTTAGTGACATTGGGGAATTATTCTGCAATTAGAAATTTAGTAACCTCAATAATGGGTACAGGGTCGGGATCATACGGCTACGGGCAACTTGCATTCAGTCCTGCTAAATCTATTACTGACTTAGTAAGTCAATCTGATTGGGATTTATTAAAGTACGATTTAGTAAATGCACTAACACATCAAAGTGGGTCTGCAGGCACAATTACTGATATTAATGAGCATCAACTAGTTTCTGCAGCAAGTACATCAACTTACGAAGATCGAGTCGGGGTAGCATCAGTTAATAGATTTTTAGTATCAAACGGGTATTTTCTTACCACTACTACTGATTCTAATGGAGTATTAATACAGCAGTCTAGGACATGGAGCGGTGGTGCTTCGTGGAGAACTGAAATTAATTGCGAACTTACCGTAACATTTCCTACAGCAAACGATGCTAGATATTTTTTTAATAGTGGCGGAGAAATTCGAGTCCAAAGTACTCGATCTGCTACAACTTTAAATAATTCACAGAACACTGCATGGACAAATTTACTTAATTCTGCAGGCACTGCTGCATTTAAAGGTCAGTATTACTATTATCCTCCAGGCTATATTGGTACACAACTAACTGGCCCAGATTTTTATAATATGACCACTTCGTATCAAACTTTTTATACGTTATCAAGTTCTTCACCTTACGCATCGAACACTTACATATTAGAAGCTAAGTGCGATGTTAATAATATAACTCAAGGCAATGCAAGGATAGTTACTATCCGAATTAGATTTGTAGATGGCTATAATGATCCTGGATCCCCGGCACCCGGAGATGCAGTCGATGGAGTATTTACAATTTCAGTAACTGAAAAACGAGCAACTGGTACGATACTTGTACCACCTGGAGTATCTGTTCCGTCAAGTGCATTCAGCATAGTACGCCCTACTTATTCGTTCGGAGCAATTATCGGTTCATAATTTTTTCCAAACTTGTATGCAGAATAAATAAACTGCATACTTAATTTGGAGAAATAATGGACGATATTTTAAAAAAAGCATTAGATTTTTCTAATTATTCGCAAACTCTTAACTTGCAGAGACGAATAATTAAAGAAAAATTAGACTTAAAACTTACATACGGTGCATCCGGCGGAATTTTTAAAATAGATCAATCATTAATTACATTTGTTCAATTGATGTTGGATAAAAATCGATCTAGTAATGTTCCGTTAATCGATTCCAATAACAATCCTATTTTAATATCTGATTTACAAAAGTTTAGCGATGATATTTTAGATTTATATTTCTCTGCTACAGCTGAGTATTTTCACGAATATGAAAAAATTAAAAAAAGTCGAACAATTGAGAAATTGGTAGATTTATGAATACTGGCATAATTATTTTTGCGCATAATAGTAAAGATTTAGACTATGCACTAATGTCAATTATTGCAGGAGGATTAGCAAAGAAACATTTGCAAGTTCCGGTATCGTTAGTTACTGATCTTCCTACGATAACATGGTTAAAGCAATCGGGAAAATATCAAACAGCACTGTCAGTATTTGATAAAATAATAGAAATTGCACCTCCAGTAACGTCTAATCACAGAAGATTGCATGACGGAGTCGAATCAAAAATAGTTCCCTTTGTTAATTCTAGCCGATCTGATGCATGGGCAGTAACACCGTATGATCGAACATTGCTTATAGACAGTGATTATTTGATTTTTACAGACGTATTATCAAATTACTGGAATTGTAGTTCGAATATAATGATATCTCCTGGAATGATTAGTATCGCCGGGGATCGCGGAGGCATCTTAGATCAATGGGTAGTTGACGAAGGAGTTCCTATGTATTGGGCAACAACTGTTATGTTTACAAAAAATAAAGAAAGTAAATTATTTTTTGATTTAGTATCGTTCATAAAACAAAATTATCATACGTATTCGGAAATTTTTAAGTTTAATCCTACTATTTTTCGAAATGATATTGCATTTGGAATAGCAAAACATATACTAAATGGATACGAAATTGATAAATTTAATAATTTACCATTAGTTTTAACTTCGTCTGATAAAGATAATATCTATTCAGTATCTGAATCGGGAGTTAAATTATTAATTAATGATAATGCTCGTGCCACAACTGTGCTTTCCAACATATATGATAGAGATATTCACATAATGAATAAACAATCTATTATACGACATGCCGATACATTTTTAGGATTAATATGAATTTTGGGTACTTGTTAATAATTTCCGAGCATCCGGATACAAATTATTTGAAACTAGCTTATGCACTTGCGTTAAGCATTAAAAATACACAAAAACCAGGGTATGATAAAGTCGCATTAGTTACAAATAATGTTGATGCAGTCAATGAATTAACATCGCCGTGGGTATTTGATCATATAATCGAATGGAGTGAAGAGACATTCTGGGACGGTCGTAGCTGGATGGATCAACTATCTCCATGGGATTATACAGTGTGTTTAGATGTAGATATGTTATTTTTCAGAGATCATAGTCATTGTATTGAACATTTTATAGAAACTGACACACAACTATTCTTACCATCGACGGTATATACATATAGAGGAGAAGCAGTTGTTTCGGATTATTACAGAAAAACATTTACAGCAAACGATTTACCAAATTTATATTCATTGTATACATTTTTTAAAAAAGATTCTGCAGTATGCAACGAGTTTTTTACATTAAATCGATACATTGTAAAAAATCCAATAGAATTTAAGAATACATTTTTGTCAAATTGTGTACCTAAGATAGTAGGAACTGACGAAGCATTTAGTTTGGCTGCTAAAATTTTAGATCTGCAGAATATTACGTATAATGCTGATTTTTTGAAAGTAATCCATTTAAAACCAATGCTTCAAAATTGGCCATGGCCTGCAGATCTAGTAACTGACTATGTTAAATTATTTTTTGACTTAAGTGGACAAATGAAAATTGGCAACTATCAACAAACTGGAATAGTACATTATGTTGAAAAAAATACAATAACTGACGAAGTTATAAGTATTTTAGAAAATATTGCATGGAAATAACAATTATGTCTACACTAATTCCTAAAATAGAATTTTATGCAATATATAATGAATTTACTGGGCAAGTAACCGGAGTATATCCAGACCATGCAGCAATCGATATTGTTTACAAAGTAAAAATTGACGATGAACTAGCAGACTTACTGTTACAAAGTAAGCTATCGTTAACTGCTTGTTTTGTTGACTTGATTGACAAAACAGTAACAATTATTCAGCCGACATCTGCAAAAAAATCGTATGATCCACTACAAAGAATAGCGGATATTAAGTATGCCGATATTGTCGACCCTGATGTTATTATACACTACGATTCCAACAGTAGATATATTGCTTTTAATCTTGCAGATCGATTAAAAAATAATGTACTTCAACTAGGGAATAATATAGAATTATCTTTTATTGTTTGCTCGTATAACGATCCACACAAAATTTACCAGTTAATCAAATTCCCACTGAGTGACTTACTAGAAGCAACTAAGTATGTACGATATAATTATTACGATGATACATTTAGTATGTTTACATCTAAAATCTTTAAAAAATATTTAATTGAAAAAAAATGAAAATAGCAGAACTTGATATTATTTTTCTAAGCTACGATGAACCTAATGCAGAATTGCATTATGCTGACTTGTGCAATAAAGTGCCTTGGGCAAAACGAGTACACGGAGTTAAGGGTAGCGATGCTGCACATAAAGCAGCTGCGAATTTATCAGAAACTGAATGGTTAATAACTGTTGATGCTGATAATATCGTATATCCGTCATTTTTTAATTTAGACATCGATACTACTAATCCAAAAATACAAGTATACAGCTGGCTAGGAAATAATAAAATAAACGGACTTCAGTACGGCAATGGCGGCTTAAAGATTTGGAGGAAAGATTTTATCTTAAATATGAAAACTCACGAAGCAAGCGATAGTGATAGAGCACAAGTCGACTTTTGTTGGGAAGACGGATATTATCAGTTTAAAACATGCTTTAGCGATGTAGTAATTACCGGTTCCCCTAGACAAGCATGGCGTGCAGGATTTAGAGAAGGTGTCAAAATGACACTATTAGACGGAGTTAGGGTAGATCCTACTGAAATTAAAGAAAAAATTTGGTGGCATAATTTACATAGATTGCGGATGTGGTCTACAGTAGGTACACATGAGCACAATGGACTTTTTGCAATTTATGGAGCAAGACTAGGTACATATATGACTAATTGCACAGATTGGGATTATACACAAGTAAGAGATTTTGAATACTTAGAATCTCTTTACAGTTCTACAATAGAGCATTTGGAAAATAACGAACCGTTATTAATTGAAAAAATTAACGAATTGGGTTCTATACTTAAACTTAAATTGGGTATTGATTGGACATACTTAGATTCGACACATAGTAAATATGTGTTAGATTTATATGCAGAAACAATCAAAATGAATAATACTTACTATAAAATAACTCCAGATGTATGATATATTTTATGCATCTCGAGGAGAAATAATTGATCTTAAATGGAATAGTTTCAAAACAAAGTACCCAACTGCTCAAAAAGTAGAAAATGTCAAATCATTTGACCAAATTAAAGCCTTATCGTTTACTAAATTATTTTGGATAATTTGGGATGAATTTGCAATTAATGAATCGTTTGATTTAACTGAATATTCTGCAACAAAGTGGGACGATATGTACATTCACATGTTTCGAGCAGGTAACTATTTTCCAGGTATATGCTTATTTCCACGATCGAGCAAGATTTCTCAAGAAGAATTTGACAATTTTCAGTTTTCTAACATTAAGTTAGTGGATATAAGTGCATCTACTCTATTACCATTTAACACATATGCAAATTTAACATATTCGGAATATTTAAATACGTGCAAAAACTCCGCCGGATCTATGTTTTGGATTATCTGGAATGACGTTGAGATCTTAGATAATTCAATTTTTACAGATTATTTCAATATAGAATCAGCCTGCAATCGATTTAGCAATCATGTTTTTAAATCTCTGCACGGCAGTGTTGAGTTGCATACAACTGATGTTGTGCTATTTTCAAAGACAAAGATAATTAGTGAGAGAGAATATAATCATAAGTTTTTATTAGATGCAGAATATCATGATAAGCTGTTATCAAGGGCTAAACCGTACGATCGTGTGTTTATTAGTTATAATGAGCCAAATGCTGAAGAGAACTTTATTGCAATTTTGTCAAAATTTCCAGGTACGCTTCGTGTTGACAAGGTAACAGGCATTCATAATGCACATATTGAAGCAGCAAAACTATGTGATACTGATATGTTTTGGGTAATTGATGGCGATGCGCAGCTAGTTGACAATTTTGATTTTAGTTACGTACCTGCACTACATGAAACTGATATAGTGCATGTATGGGAAAGTGTTAACCCTATCAATCAATTAACTTATGGGTATGGCGGAGTAAAACTATTACCAAGAAAGCTAACATTGTCAATGGATGTTAATTCTACAGATATGACTACTTCGATTAGTTCTAAATTTAAAGCAATGCCAGTGTTGTCAAATGTAACAGCATTTAATACTGATCCATATAGTACTTGGCGCTCGGCATTTCGTGAATGCGTTAAATTAAGTAGCAAAATTATTAACGGTCAAGTATCAGCCGAAACTGAGCATAGATTAAATACTTGGTGTACAACAGGGGAAGATACTGTATACGGAAAATATGCAATTGCCGGTGCTATAAGCGGTAAGCAGTTCGGCGAATTGCATAAAAATAATAGCGATATGTTAAAAAAAATAAATGATTTTAAGTGGCTATATGATCAATGGATGATACAAAAGTTACAATGATTTCCAACTATTATACATATTAGCTAACTCTGGAAATGTTTTTAAAAAACTAGTATTGCGTCGACGATCGTGCTCGTCAACAAACGTAATAAAGTCTTTTCGTTGAAGTAACAACTTATTTGCAGGGTTACGTAGCTCATCGATTACCATATTGTATATTCTTTTTAATTTATAAATTTCGTGATCATGAAACCCATTAAACGGAATATACGATCCTGAAGTTGGCTCTCTGTTTGATTCCATAAATTGTAATTGTTCTTCAATATATGGAACTAAGTCTTCCGTAATGATAAATGCTGAT